GTGAGGCCAAGCGGGATATATCCATCCCGCTTTGTTCATCGTGCTTGGAAATGGGTATGGACGCGGGCCATGAGACGGGAAGGTAAACGTGGAATTGAGAAGGAGTCTGCTGGAACCATTCATGCCACCAAAGAGCGGGACACCGGCACGGATATGACAGTGACGCTCACCGAGAAAGACATTTCAGAGTTTAACAAAAAAGTAGCTGGATTCAACGCCATCTTTGAGATGGCCGAGAAAATAGACCAGTCAAAACTTGACAAACACGTTGACATATAAGAGCGAGGTGAAGTCATGAATCCATCCGGACATTGCCCGCACTGTGGCGCACCATACTACCTCCAACCCACCGACCCGCACGGTCAGGGACCGAGAGTCTATACCTGTGAGTGTGAGAGAGGATGGGCTAAATGAGCAATTCGACCGAAACAGTTGTTGTCCAATACCGTGTTGTTCAGACAACTTTGAGACCATGTGATAAGCGTACTTTTGCCTCTCTTCGATATGCTCCGAAGAAACCGATATATAAAAAGCAAGGAAGCGAATCATGAATCTTATACCAAATTTTATCTATAAATGGTATAGCCAAGTGGAGCGAATACTACCATCCATCAAAGCCGCGCTCACATAAAGGAGAATGACGATGAACGAACATAATGACATAAAACTCTGTGCCACTATTCGATGTGGACATAACCGGCCACCCGCACCATGCAAAATTGAAAGCGAACTCCGCGCCGCCCTCGATGAGAAGGACAAGAAGATTGAGGAGTGGAAGTCCGCCTATGCCAACCTATACGACGAGGCAAGCAGGGCAATGGCCAACGAGCGCAAGAAGCGTATGGAAGAGTATGACACATACAGCACCACGCTTGCGGCGCGGGACAAGGAGATTGCCCAGCTTCGCGCCTTGCATGACCAGATGGTAACGCAAATGGTCGAGGCTGACATGCTCGGTATGCGGTACAAGGAAGAGGCGGAACGGCTCAAGGCCGAATTCACCAGCTACTCCATCATGGGAGACGTGTCCGAGGCTATTGCCTTCCATATGATACATTCATGGATGAGGGCTATTCAGACGGCATGGCAGAAGCAGAATGAGGCCATCAAGGTGCGGGATACCATAATAAAAGAATTGGTTGAATCATCACGAGAAGTTCTTTCTTCTGCGGTAATATTGTCCAAAGAGTATTTGAGCGTATTCGACACTTGGCCAGATACAGCAACAATACAGGGCTGGGATAAAAAACGATGGGTGTGTGCACTTAAGGCAAAAGATAGGATGAATAACGCTCTCGCCAAAGCCACCGAGCAATTCGGATGGAGAAGCCATGAACAACTGTTTCGACGATGACCGCTCTCTTGGAAGCCTTGAGCCTGACAGGGAAAGCTATGAAGCCTATGAGAAGGAGCGTGACCCATCTTTGAAGATTGCGCACGAGCAATCATATGGGCCAGGAACGATAAATGAGAGCAGGACGGAACCTAAGTTTAAGCCCGGTGACGAAGTGACACATGTTGAACTAGGCGGTGCCTTCATTGTAACCAACTGGTATTGGTTCAACGATATGTGGTGGTATAACACGGGTAGGTCCACTGTTATAGCTGTAGGTGAGTCGAAGTTGAGGCTTGTCAAGAAGGAGAAACCATGAACCTCATACCAGATTTTATTTATAAATGGTTCAATCGTAACAAATCCTCAATCCCACAACGAGGGGTTATGGTTCACGATTATAGTAAGCCACACTGCTATTGGGGACATGACTATGAAATATCAACAATGTCAGAAGATGGACGGAAGTTACATATACTTGGCTTTGGAAGTGGATTACATGTCGGTGATTTGTTTATTATAAGCAGTGGTGCAGGTGGGCAGATACACTATGAGATAAAATCCATAGATTATTATAGTGACCCTTCTGATATGTGGAGTGCGAACATTGAATTTATCTAATGAGGTAAAATAATGAACATCATACGTGACAGAATAGTGATGAAAGTTGTTGAAGATAAACTAACCTTGGAAGATGAGGTTAGTCCAAAAATAATAATGCCGGAAGAGATTAAACGAATAGATACTTTAGCCACCGGTGTTTATCAAGTGACATTGATAGATGGAAAATTCTGTATTCTTGAACCTGGTAATCATCGGCTCGATCGTCCTACTGGAGAGAAGGTAGAAGAGCAAGAAATCTTTGAAAATGATCGTGTTAAATACACACGTGAAGATGATACTGATTTCTATGAGCCAGAAGGAACAATAAAATTTTCTTCTGGAAAATTTATTGTAGAATGGGATGATTATGATAAAGAAGACCTATGTTACTATGATAGTATTCTCACTATTATAGGTATGGAACCATTTGAAGATAAGTTATAATTATTTTAAATAACTTCATAAAAGTAGTTGACATTTAACTACCAATGATTTATATTATTACTATTGAAATTGAAACAGAGGTAAAAACTTAAACTAGGAGAATGCAATGGAAGAAATTATCATTGAACTTGCTGAAGCATTGAAGTGGTATATTGAAAATGATGATGCAAATGAAGAAGATACTTATTATATGGCTGGGCAGAATCGAGCACGAGAAGCTCTTAAACGTTTTAATGAAGCTCGCTAGGAAATGAATTTTCATAGAAATATAAACAGAGGAGAATGCAATGGAAACCGCAAACAAACTTTCCCCCGAACAGATTGAGAATTGGCGCAGAGTTCTTTTTGGAATGATTGGTCCGTACGCTATAATTATGCCTGATTATGAAATTCAGAGATACAAAGATAATCTTCAAGCCAAACTTAATAGTTTGGATGAAAATGAAATTGAACCCGATTTTAAACCGAAGCCTATGACAGCTATGGAACTTGCTTTCGCTAAAGTGAAAAAATAGTTTTAAACTTTGGAGGATATCATGGAAAAGAATGAAATGAAATTTAAGATTCCTCTTCATTATCTCTCAGTTCTTGAGCGTGACATTGAAGATTTGAATAAAAAAGCTGAGAAGCTTGGTTGTGATAATGTCGAGCTTACAGTGATAAGGAAGTTTTACGAAAATTCCAATATCAATATGAATGAAATTCTCGCTTTTGCTGAAGTTAAAGTTTCTGGTTCTGCTCCGAAGTTCTCAGACTGGGAATGGGTTGGAGCTATCTTCACAGATCATCTTACTAAAGCTGTTACAGTAAGACGGCCTAAACTCTGCAAATATGTAGATCTGACGAATTTTACTCTTACTCCAACACGATGTGATCATTGTGGTTTTAACAGAGACCGCAAATCGACTTATATCGTCATGAACGAGAAGACCGGCGAACTGAAACAGGTTGGTTCAACTTGTGTGAAGGATTTTACAGGTCATAAGTCGCCGGAAGCTGTTGCTGCTTACTACGAATCTCTAGCAGAAATATATGATACTTCCTTTGATGAACTTGAGAAGTACTTCACTTGTGGAAGTGGCCCAAGGTTTTATTCCAATGCTGAAAATTTTATAGCCGCAGCTGTACGTGACATTAGAACTCGTGGATATCATAAATCAGATGACAATGCTTCAACAAAATTAGTTGCTTTTAAGATGTCAAAAACTCTTTCTTTTACAGATAAAGAAAAAGCTTTTGCAAAGAAGGCTCTTGAATGGGCAGCTGATTCACATATAAAAGAGCCGAATGATTTTACATTCAATCTTTCATCTGTAGCAAAGGGTGCTCTTGAAAGTGGAGTTATTGAAATTAGGAATCTTGGTATTGCTGCATATATTCCTTGTTGTTATATAAGAAGCATAGAATCAGTTAAGAAAGATTTTCAGGTTCCAGGACAGCCTGGAGAGAAAATTGAATTCTTGGCTCGCCTTCTTTATACAAAAAACAATGATTCATTCTACGGAATGAAAACTGAGCATGTTATGGTTGGTGAAGATGGGAGAAGGTATATTTGGACAACATCTGATGAGAAAATGACAAATAATATTGATTATACTGTCGTTGCAACAATTAAGAATAATTTTGAAACCAAAAACTATCATTTCACTGTTGTTAAAAGAGCTAAATTAAAGGAGAAAGTCAAATGATATACAAAACTATAAGAATAAAAAGAAAGTTCGATTTTAGTGAAAATATGAAAGGTAGAGATTATGATGAGTTTGAAGTAAATGAACTTCAGATGGATAGAGAAGATATTGGAAATTTTATAATGAGTGGAAGTCAAATGTTATTTTACACTAACACACCTGTCAGTATTGCTAAGATGGTTCTTATTACAAAGACTATTGAAGAAGCTAGGGATAAAATCGATAATCTTGTAAGAGATATCAAGTGGTTAAATGATGAAATGATTAAAACAATTGGGTTATAAATGATAAGTATACAAGATACTATAAATGGATTATTCGAATTTATTTCTGGTATGTTTCTTTGGCATAGTGTGTATATTTTATTCAAAGATAAGACAGTAAAAGGAGTTAGTATAATTTCAACAGCTGTATTTTCTTCATGGGGAATATGGAATCTTTATTATTATCCATTCCTTGGACAATGGATGAGTTTTCTCGGAGGTATTAATATTTTTACAGCTAATATTGTCTGGGTCTTTTTAGCAATTAAATACACACAAAAAGTTAAGTTTTGGCACGGCTAGAATATCATCTAGCGTTCATATCCAGCTTAAATGTTATATTCTAAAATATAAGTTATTTGATTAATCTACGTATCATCTAATGCAATCTAGACTACCTTTAAATATTCATTTTAAAGTTATATCCTCGCATTATTATTTTTCCTCATATTTCTAGTTTCTCTCCGTTTTTCTAACCTATAAATAACAAAATAAACAGTAGGTCAGAAAAACGGAGAGAAACTATTGTGAGTACTATCGATTATGGGTCTTATGAGTCTAATCAGTATACTGATGTGGACTATTCGACTTTATATGAAGCTCTTAAAGCTCATTTTCAGGATGATCCAGATTCTCCATTTAAAGATTATAATTTTGAAGCTTCGAATTTATCGCAGCTATTAAAGATACTTGCGTATGCTACTCATATAAATCTGTTTCATACTTCTTTAGCTTTAAATGAACAATTTCTTAGTACAGCTCGTCTTAGAAAGAATGTTGTGAAACAACTTCCAGCATATGGATATTCACAAAGAAGAAATACTGCTTCTCATAAATATCTAACTTTAAAGAATGATTCTACTTATGATTATGTACTTCAAGATTTTACTGAGTTTGATGCTGTTGGTAATGAAGAAACTGATGATAAGAAGTTTTATAATATTGAATCTTACACTGTACCAGCTGGGGGTACAGAAGTAATAGCAGTGTATCAATCTTCAACAGATAATGGATATGTTGAAACAGATTTAGATATTTCTTCAGATGGTGATGTTCTTACAGAAGTCGCTATAGATGTTCCTGATTTAGCAGAACAATATCTTGTCGTCCAGACAGTGGAAGATGAAGATGTTGTATCCTGGATTCAATATGAAAGTCTAGATTCTTTACAGAATCAATTAGATAATGCAGATCTTACTCTTCTTCCAAGTACTAATATTTACTTTTTAGATGAAACTGAAAATGGATATAAGATTAGATTTTCAACAACTGGTATTGGAGCTAAACCAAATCCAGATGATGGAAAGACTTTAACTGTTAAATATATGGAATGTGACGGTTCAGCTTCTAATGGATTTTCAACTTCATCATTCTCTTTTACTAATCCTCCAACTGGAATATCTATTCTCTCTGATACAGATATTCTTGCTTCAAGTTCTACCGGTGTAAGTTCAGGTGGTCAAGATAAAGAAACAGTTGAAGAACTTCGTGAAAATATGCTTTCAACATTCAGTACTCAAAATAGAGCTGTGACTGAATATGATTATACCAAACTTGGTAAAGCAAGTGAATTAATAGGTGAGACTGGAAACGTTCAAGTCTATGGAGGAGAAAAACATATATGCGGCAAAAGACTTGGAAAGGTGTTCATAGTCGCTTCCCCCGCTGGAGATACTCAGTTCTTCTTTTCAGACGCTGAAAAGACTGAGATAGAATCATATTTTAGAAAATATAATATTACTGGTATAACTCCATCGGTTCAGAATCCTCATTACATAAATGCTATAGCAGAGTATGACTTTGTATTCAAGTCACTTATATCAGACACAGCTGACATAGCTGCTCAACTTAAAGAAATTATTAGAGACTTCTTTAAATCTAACTTTGGTGAAACAATATATGTTCCTCAATTAGTAGAAGAAGTTAACCGAGTATTCGGTGTTGAATCTGCTTATGTTAAGACTAAATTTAGAATAATCTTCGACACTTTAAGCGATTTAACTGGAACATATAAATTAATTCCTCTTGTGTCTTCAGAAGCTAGTGATTTTATTGGAACATCTGGACAAACATATTCTGGATATGTATTTGGATTCACAGATGATTCTGAATATTCTGGAGAAAATTATGGTGAAGTTGTTTCTGTAAATGTTGATGCTGGATATTTAGTAGTTAAGCAAGAATCTGGTGTTACTAATACTAATTTTGAGAAATTTGTAAAAGGAGCTACAGTTTCAGATTATCTATCTAGAAAAGATGCTTTAACAATTCAATACTTACCGATAGATGGTTCGAATGATATTTACATATCAAACACGAATGGAATAATTGTTGATGGAGATGTAGTAGCATTATCTGGTGGAAGTGCTGTTACTACGGCTACTGTTACTGAAATAGAAAGAAGCTCATCTGGAAAAAGATATGCTTCTCTTCAACTTAATTCTTCTATATATGATGGAACAACTTACTTAAAAGTTGGTTCAGATGTAGTTAATGTTGGCTCAATAGTTGGAAGGGTTTTAGAATTAACTGGAACCACTCAGGTATTTTTATCTTATAATAGTGGTTCAGATTATTCTGAAGGACAGGATTTAGATTTTGGAACATCATATTCAGCTGGAAAGTTTAATATAGCCAAAAGACAGACTTTATATCTTTATTCAATAGTAAATGGTTCATCAGCTGGTGGAACTGGACTTATCTCTGTTGGAAATTCAATAGTAGATATGTATAGTGTTGTTGGAAATGTTGAAGCAGTTGGAACATGTGCTGGAGCTGGTTCTGGTTTTATAAATGTTTGGTGGACTGATTCAGATAATTATCAATCTGCTCCATTTTATGTTGAAATAGGAACTTCATGGTATGGCGGATCTACAACTGGAAAGTTTGATGCTAAAGTTGTAGCAGTTGGAACAAGAACAGCTGGAGTTGGTCCAACTGGTTATAGAGTTAGAGTTTCAGAAGTTACTTCTGAAGGATTTCATATTGGTACTAGCAATATAGAACCCGGCGATTCTTGGGGATTTAATAGAATAGTTTCTATTGGTGCAAGTACTAATCTCATTACTGTTGAAGATCCTCTTAGAGGAATAGTAATAGGAGATTCAATTTGCAATTCTTCTACTGATCTTATTAGTACTGTGATTGGCGTTACTGGAAATACTATGACTCTTGAAGATGGAACTGGATTTAATGTTGGAGCTCTTGTTCATCCAGGATATGATTGGTCTAGCGTTCAGTTCGCTAATATAGTTAGAGTCGATCCAGTTTATGATGAATCTGATGTAGTTATAGTAGTTTTAGATAATGCTGTTGGATTAGGATCTGCATCATTTTTGAAACAATCATCTGGTCTTGCTCAAATTACTGAGATTGGTACGAGTACAACTATTCTTGGATCTACTTCAAGCATAGCTGTATCAGTTAGTAATTCAACTGGTGTATTTTATGTTGGAGATAATAACACTCTCTGTGTACAAACTGCAGATATACCATTCGAGCCAATGTATACACTTAGCGGTAATATAGAAGACTTCACTACAGATTACATAATTCAATATGATGAAGATGAAGAATTAAGATTCTTTATCAATAAATTAGATTATACTGAATCTGGGATGCTTGATTCTCATGCAATAGAAAAGAGCACTGTTGGTTATTCTCTTATGTTTAATACTACACAAAATCTTGATAGAACTGGAGTAAAAGTATGGGTTACGTATGGAACATCGTCTAAAACAGAATTAGAAACTGCAATGAATAAGAAATACCAAGCAACTCTTAAAATTAATTCTGCTATAGGTGGAACATTTGGAGCAACAGTTAATGCTCTTGCTCAATCAGATAGAGTAACAATAAAAAATGGCACGAGTATTTTAGTAGCAGTTGTATCTGAAGTTTCTACTGTAAATTCAGTTTACACTCTTGATATTAGATATGATAGCGCAACATTTGTTTTTCCAGTTGGAACTGCTAATAGTATTGTATATGGTGATGCTGGTCTAAGTTGGAATGGATCAAGTGCTAGAAATTATATTTTATCTATTGCTTCTGAGAAACAATCACCAGACTCATTAATATTTTACTGCTCTGGAACTTCACTTGTATATTCAGGAACTGCTTTTTCATACGTTGAAGTTGATCTTCTTGAAGGAGATGTTGCAGTAAGAAGAGCAGAAACAGTAACTTCAATTCTTATAAACAGTGGTACAACTGGATTCCAATCTGTAGATACAACTAATAAGAGATTATATTTTACAGATACAAGTGGATTTCCGTTAACTGGTGGAACAGCTTCATATATTTTAAATATATGGAATTCAGCTCATTATGATTGGGATGAGTGGGAATATACAACTAATACTTCCACTTCTAATCCGCCATATCTTGAGAGTATAAATGAACTCCCTGAAGATATAGCTGAAAACATGAGAGTTGTGTTTGATTTAGCAAGTCCTTTAAAAAGAGTAGAAGTAGCTTTTACTAATAAACTGGATAAATTGAAACTTGGAAATAGAGCTTTGTTCTACTCATCGGAAGATCTTGTTATACCGATAGAGAACAACTGATATTAGATCTGGAGAAGATAAGTGGGAATAAAAATACCAGTTAATGGAAGCACTATATTCTACGATATCAATCAAGAATATAAATTTGAAGTTGATCCGTCGTGGGAAGTGTCTCAGGGTATACATACTTTAAGATGGACATTTACTCTTATAAATGGTAATGTTCTTCAGTATTCTACAACTGGAGTAAGTTACTTAAATCTTAATAAAGATCTTTTTTCTGCACAACTTGCAGATCGAATTCCAATTCAGCTTGTAGTAGATGAAATGTTTTCTGGAGTTGAACAAGATACATGGACTGCATCTTTTTATCTTGCTAAGAATCAAAGTAACATGCAAATTGCTTCTATAACTTCTCCATCATCTAGTTCTATAATGCCAGATTCTAGTGGAAATTACGTATTCTCTGTTCAAAGTTCTTCAGAAATAACATCTGGAAAAATTACTTTAACATGGAAAATAACAGACCAACCAAGTTTCTATTTTCCAGCAATATTTGAGAGAACTATATCTGGTACTAATCTGATGACTGTTCCTACATCATCAGTGCCTTCATTCACAACTGTTTATACTTTATATGTTAAGAGTGTAGATACTGCTTCTGGAAACGAAATTGGATATGATGAAGTTCAATTTTCTTTTGGTAAAAAAGCTCCAGATAAACCAATTGTAATTTCTCCTTCTACTAATGCTGAAGTTGGACAAAGAGTTACAGTTGCTTCTGAACCATATTATGGTTGGAGTACTTCTCCAACTAGTATGCGGATAATTATAACTGGTCCATTTTGGACTGGATATGATAGTGGAAACATACCTTATTCAACAGAACATGTTATTCCACAATTGCTTCCAACGAATAAACCTCTAAGTGTGGTTTTAACTCATACTTCTGATTTTGGTGAGACTGCGTCAAGTGATCCAGTTGTATTTTATACAATTAAATCTCAACCGTCTAAACCAAGATTAATTACTCCAATAAATCTAAGTAATCTTAATTCTGAAATTCCTTTATCATTTTCTTCTTCAGATTATGAAGGAATGTTAGATTCTTTATTATATATTTCTGAATGGAAATTTTCAAAGACTTCAGATCCAAAGACAGATCCAAATGCTTCATCATATATTTTTACTCATAATTATGCTGGTTCTCCTAGACCATCTGTAAGTATACCAATTTCTTTTTTTAATGGTGGTTTAAGATATACTTTTGTTTTTAGATACATTGATTATGCTGGAAGAAATTCAGAGTGGTCAGATGTATATTCTATGACCACTAGAAAGAATGTACCACCTGCTCCTATTTTATTAAGAGTTGTTGACCAAAGATCAGATGGAGTAATAACAACATCTATAATGCCAGATTATGCATCATATTCTGGAAATATAGATTATTCAGCTGTGTTTGTTACTAATATTCAAAATGATCTTAATAGTGCATCTGAAACAGATTTCTTTGGAAGTCCTTATGATTTTGAATTCACAATAGAACCAGGGCATAATCCTTATGTCTATGTAGCGTTTTTCAATGAACATGGTAGAGGTGATATTCTTGATATAACAAGTAATATTATCTGGTATGTTCCAATACAAAAACCAACATTAATGTATCCAGTTACATATATTCCAGCAGAGTACTTGAATCTTCAGCTCCAGGGAAATATATTTTCTGGTCCTGGAGTTATGAATAGTGCTGTATGGCAGATATCAAGAGATCCTAATTTTTCAACTCTTGATTGGGGTGGTACTGGATATACTTTAATTGGCGATATTTCTTTAGGCAGAAACCAATCAGGTTCTGCTTCACAATTACTTATTTTAACAGATTATTATGCTAGGACAAAATACTGTACTAATTACGGTGGTGGTAGATGGTCTGATTGGTCAGATGCTGTAAAATTTACTACAAGGGATATTCTTGAGCCTCTTGCTCCGACTATTCTTACTGCTGATGGAACTTCTTTTCCAACCTCAAACGTTTCTCTCCAACCTCTATTTGTTTCATCTACATATTCACCAAGAGGAACTGAAGCAGGAGAACATAAATTTACTGATTGGGAAGTTACATTTGGAACTACTTCCACAGTAGATGAATATTCATATAAAGATGCTACTAATCTTGAATCTTGGACTCCATCTGAATATTTAAAATCTGCTTCGAATCTTAGAATAAGATCAAGATATTGGAATAAATCTGGTGCTGGAGCTTGGTCAAATTGGGCTGAGTTTATAACTTTATATGCTGCACCAAGTAAGCCTGGAATATTAAGTCCTCCTCAAAGTGGAACTGGAGTAAATGTTCTTGTCTCTCTTATAGGTTCTCAATATGTTGGAGACTATCCACATGAGGAATCTATTTGGCAAATATCAGCATCTGCAAATTTTACTAGTCCAGTTTTTGTTAGTACTACGACTGTTAATTTAGAATCTATTACAGTTGGTTCTGGTGTATTATCATATTTTACTAAGTATTATGCTAGAGTAAAATATAAAAATGATGCACAAGACTGGTCTGATTGGTCAGATGAAGCTGGAAGTTATAGCAGAGAATTTCTTACTCAGGTCAATATTCCAACTAAACCAACATGTACTTCACCATCTAATAATGGAACATCTATATCTCAGAATCTAACACTTATCTCTTCTTCATATTCTGGAGATTCGATAAGTACTCATTCTCAGTCTAGATTCCAAGTATCTTTTGGATCATCATTTGATTCTATGGTTTATGATCAAATTACTGGACCATCGATAACTACAGTTGTTTCAAGCGGTTCATGTTTTGCTGCTGATTCTTTAGAAGATTCAGATAAACTTGATGCTTGGACAGATCATTATTGGAGAGTAGCATATAAGAATGAAACTGGATGGTCTTCGTGGTCTAATCCATTTACATTCAAGACTTTACCGACTGTGCCTAAAGCTCCAATTAATACATACCCTTCAGATGGTACCAGACAAATATCGCTTCTTCCAACTTTTATTACAAGTAAATTTATTGGAAGAACTACTCATCTTTCAACATCTTGGGAACTACGGTCTTATGGTACATCTTCTTATGGTACATCTTCACAATTAGTATGGTTTAGCCCTTCGAATGGAAGTTGCCTTACTTCTATATCAGTTTCAAGTGGAACATTCCTTACATCTGGAACATCACTTGATAATGGCGTTTGGTATGAGTGGAGATCACAGTTCAATAATTTCGTTGGAAGTTCATCTTGGTCAGATGAGACTAAGTTTCTTTCGGTAGTTTTATCTCCTCCAAATACCACTATAATTTTAACAAGTGGCTTATCTGAAGATGTTCCAGTATCTGGAAACCAGTTTATATCTGGTACCTGGCAGGGTGGTGGATACGGAGAACATTTTGCTTCCAATTGGCAAATAGGAACAAATGCTTCATTCGGTACTTCTCAGATTACAGAAGAATATATTTCTTATTCTAGAGAAAACCTAGAATCATGGACTCATTCACTTGATCTCCAAAGATTCTCGACTTATTATACTAGAGTTAGACATGGTAATGAAACTGGTTGGTCATCATGGTCTTCTCCAGTAACTTTCAGAACAGTTGTTAGTCCACCTGAAAAACCAGTAAATATATTTCCAATATCTGGAGCTACTGGTATTAATTGGATGGGTGAAAGTTCTTTTCAAAGTAGTAATTTTAATCCAGTAGAAACTCCACAATTCAGATCACATCTTTATTCATATTGGCAATTTTCATCTGATCCTAATTTTACTGATGTGTATTATGTTGGAACCACAACTGGAACTGGAATAGCTTTAGCTAGTTTCCTTCTTGGTTCATGTGTTCTTAGCGGATTATCTAGTAAGTGGGTATATTGGAGAGAAGCTCATAGCAACATTGGTGGAATATCTGAATGGTCTGATGCATGGATAATGAAGTTGCTTCCGAAAAGACCAGAAAAACCATCGATGATAAATCCAATAAATGGTAGTGAAACATTCCAAAGAAGCAATGATGCAGTAAAATCATCACCATATATTGGAGAAGGAACTCATCTTAAAACTCAGTTCCAAATATTAGACGGAACTACAGAAACTATAATATGGCAAACTAAAACATTATATGAACCGTTATTCTTAGTATCTAATATAGTTAATTCTTCAATTGGTAATTTTCTTAATACTCATGCTGGTAGATCTACTTTAAGATTTAATGCTCAATATGGATTTAAAGTAAAGTATCAAAATGAAAATGAGCATGAATGGTCTGAATGGTCAGATTCAATTCTGGCTAAGACCGCTCTTGATGTTCCAAATAGACCTATACTAATTTCTCCAACAGATGGTTCAGAAACTCAGTCTATTCACCCTGAACTTGTTACTGAAGAATATGTTGGTATGGGTAGTCATATTGCTACTAATTGGCAAATATCATCGACTTCAACTTTTAGTTCTACTGATATAGTCTGGGAAGCTGTAGAAATTAATACGACTAATACCAGTGAAATGGAATATACAGTCGTAAATAATGTAAATGGTGCATTTAAGAATATATTAGTTGGAGAAGATTCTCTTGAATATAATTTAACTTATTATTGGAGAGCTAGATTTAAGAATGATACGGGTTGGTCTAATTGGTCTGAAACATCTTATTTTATTACTAAAGCTTCTGCTGATTCTATAACTAAAGTTCCAGAAATATATAAGAAACTTGATTATTTAGTAGATAGAATGGTAAAACCACATGTTGGAAATAGATATCCAAAGTTTAAAGAATTCATTAGATGGTGGTTAAAATTTGTTAGTGAACAATCATCTCAGTTTATATTTTACTTATCTGATTTTAAAACCATCAGTGATTTTTACAGTAGAGTAGAAACATTCGACTGGGCTCAAGAAATAAAAGATGCTCACTTCAGAGATTATATTTCTGATACATCATTAGATGTATTAGCTAATGTGGTATATGAAGGTAGAGAGGTAGACCCAGAAATACTTAGATTTATACGTTCTCTTAATGTTAGAAAAGGTTCACCAATTTCTTTTCAAGTTGCTTTAAAAGCTCTTGGATATGAAGTTACAGTTAACACAACTGGCCCATTTGAATATAATGTAGTAAATACAGATGGTAAGATAAGAACTGCTGATGACTTTAAAAAGTTAAATAAAGTTATAGAGTTGTTCCATCCTGCTGGTATGGATTATACAACTTCAGCAGAATTAATGTCTCCAATTTCAACTATGTCTCATAAAACTCTTAAAGACATAATCAGTGCACTTAACGTAACTGCTATACCAGCTTTCTTATCTACTGTTTATAATTCAAGTACTTTATCTGGATATCTTGCTGCTCTTAAGATAATGTTTTCATGGAGATATGAAGACGAAGATGATTATAAAGTAGAAACAAAAGTCGATTTTGGTTCAAGTAGTTTACTTCTTAATTCAGCTTTTGGAACCGGTCTTTCATTCTGGACTGTAATAGCTAAAAATGCTACTGTTACATTTGCATCCGGAACATCTGGTACAGTTAGGATAACCCAGGGTTCAAGTGCTGAATATGTTTCTCTTTGTACTCAGTTCCCAATTAAATGGGGTAGACTTTATGAATATGCAGTAATAGCTGGTACCGGAAATACTTATTCTGACTTCTTTACAGAAGGAACTACTTCTGCTATATTTGGAGTTTCTACTACTTTACCTTCTAGTACATCTGCTGTTGCTGTACTAGATATTGCTCAGACGACATATGATAGTTTGGGTGATTTTACAGGTGATATGACTGGAAGTTTTAATACGTGTGGGACGGCTTGGTTATTTGAATTTAATCCGTATTTTATATTCCAAGTTTATACTAAGCCTTTTAAATATATCGAATTAACTTCAGCTCATATAGTTGAAGTAGAACCATCTGAAGCTGTTACCGGGTATGGTCCATTTGATATACAAACTACTCCAATAATTAATTTCTCATTCGGAATGGGTTCAGCTTCTTTATATCATGAGAAATTTTCAAGATCTGTACAGAGACCTGCTTGTTTGTTTAACGAGTAATTGTCTAATAAATAGTTGAAACGAGAAAATATTGAATCTACACTTTTAATATAAGGATTTATACATGGGAAGCACTTCTTTTAATAGCCGCCAATTCAATAATGTTTTAGCTAGAGAACATTTTTTACTTTATGATGATACTGTAGCTAGAACTGGTGGATACTACCAAAGTAATAATGAAATATTCTTTGCATTCTTTCAAAATAAACAAGCAGTCGTAGATGCTAATACTTGGAATGCATGGATTCTTAATGATGCTAGATCTGGTACTGCACCAGCTGCTAGTGATTCAAAGTATCCTGAATATTTCAATATAGATACTACAAATTGGAGAAATAAACTTCTTTATCTAGTTCCAGCTACTAGATTAATCATGGTTAAGAAAGATGCATCTGGAACTATTGCATATAATGGTCAGAATTGGTCAGCTATAACATCATGGGACGAAGAAGCTGTAACGACCGGTGCTGAGAACAGATACATCTATTATGAATGTGATCTAATGTATTATGATTCTGCTTTAGCAGTATCAACAGGTATAACTTCTAAAAATATAATAACCGGTCTTGGAATTTATCAGACTAAACTTAACGGAGCAACTGGTACTATATACTCATATGAAGGAACTGGTTGGACTTCTGTTAATTATGATAGTGGTGTAACAGATTATGTCTACTATACACATGGAGCAATTAATTCTAAATCTGCTAGCACTGTATATGATAGTGGATTTTTTGGTACAGCTAATCTAGCTTTTAGATATCACGATACGTTCCAGAGTATAATACGTTCAGATACTCTACATACTGTGTTTTCTGTTATTATCGAAATGTAAGGCCAGAGGGAGATGAAATGGCAGTAATCCAAAGAGTTTTACCGACCGAAACATTTCTGTCATGGCTAGATAAATATAATGAACTAGCAGATGCAGCTAATCCTATAGGATCTGGTACATTAGAAATTAATAATCTTACTATTAATGGAGTTGTTAGTTTCGGTTCTTCATCAGTTCCAAATGTAAAATCAGTACAGAGTTATGATTTCGATCCATACTATTCGCCAAAGATGGTAATGGTAAATGGAAAGATGACAACTGAATTCGCTGATAATAGAAATTGCGGAATATATTTCGCTTTTGATATGTCAGAATTCAGAGTTCTTTCATCAAATAGAAATGTTAAGTTTGGATATTCTACCAATTCTGCTGGTACTGGTAATACATATTGGAAATATTCATATTGGGTTAATCAATTAGGCCATGATATGAATATAGCAGATGGAACCGGGTTTACAGTTGTAGATTCAACTGGAACTGCCGGAACATATAAAACATCAACAGTAGCAGTTCTTCCTATATCTGGGTTAAGCGATTCTTCACTTAGTTTATTAGTAAAAATTGAAAGAATTGGAGCAAATGTATTGGATAGTTGTTCTAGTGCTATATACCTCCACGATATAAGAGTAGAGTAATTACTAAACTGGAGCATTCATGTTTTCTAGAATAAATGAATCTGATTCTTTTTATATATGGGAAAGAGAATGGAATTCTCTAGCTGATGATATGAATCCAGCTGGATCCGGATCTTTATCTTTATATAATGTATATGTAGATGGGTCTATTACTTTCGGATCTGCATATTTAACTGGACCATTTACTATTCAAAAATATGATTTAGATTTATATTCTCCACCAGAGATAAAATCAAAATATGATAGAATATGTTCAGATATGCGAGATAATAAAAGAAGTGCTATTTCATTTATTCTTTTTCCAGATAATTTTAGTTTAGCTGGTGGTACTTCTGTACCAGTTTACTTTGGATGTTCTTCAAATTGGTCTGGAACTTCAAACATTGTTATTGCTTATTCTTATTGGATAAATAGAAATAATATAGCATTAAGTACAACTCCCGATGGAACTGGTGTTAAAATTATTGATTTTACTGGAACATCAGGAGAATATAGAAAAATAGAAGTAGCAGATGTTTTGATGAATGAAAATTATTCATCAGTAATTATAAGAATAGAAAGAATCGGAACATCAATTTTAGATAGTTGTTCTGGATCTGTGTATTTGTTCGATGTGAAAGCGGGGTAAATAATTTGAGTCTTCCAAATGCGAATATTTTAACAGATGAAAACATTAGAGGTAATTCTGTCAAAGTTACTTATAATGATATAGGTTTACCAACCATAGTAGATGCATTTGCTCCTGGTGGAACGACTACTATATTGGTTACTTATTCTGGTGGAACTGGTAATGTTACAGATATGAATAGATATCTAAATGGTCAACAGGTGGAGTCTTCTTCTGTTACCTACGGCACATCGGGAATTACTCTATTAGACAACACCTGGATTTGAGGGAGAAAAATTAGTATGATACAGATAGCGTGGTTGGCACAGATACTTAACTTTGTTAAGTCTGGAACAACTGATTCATCTTTAACTAATTCTGTTGGAGATTCAGTTGGTAACAAAGCAGATACTGCGGTTTATTCTACGAGCACTACAAGTAGTTTAATGAGATATATAAAAGGAATACTTACAATATGCGGTATTGCAACCGTAGACACAACTGATAATAATTACCAAAACCAGGCTGTTGGTAATAAAACTGATGCTGCTCAGACTACAGTTGGAACCACTCGTTCTATAATGGGATATGTAAAAGGACTTCTAAATGAATTAGCGAAAGTTCCAAAGTCTGATGGTACGGTAACATGGAACCCTTATGCTGTAACCCAACTTAGAGATCAAATGGATGCTTCTGTAATAGCTAATGTCGGTGCAGCTGCTATAGAAGTAAGAAATGTTGGTTCATCTATTATATATGCTGGAGAACTTTGCTTTTATAAATCTGATACATATGAAGATGGAGATCTTACCCCAGTTGTTGGAATGAGTTCAGATCTTACTCAGTTTATATCTGGTTCAGGAGCTGGATATATAAACACAGATATGACAAGACAGTGGAATCTTGAATTGTTTCCAATAAAAGATATGAAAAAATATATAATGCCAATATATGGTGATAAAAATAATATATGTGTATTTGGATTTGGTACATCTACTACAAATTCATCATTAAAATTATTTACTGGACAGATAGTTTCTGTTTCAGATCTTAAACGTGGTATTTTATCTGGCACTAAGATGTTTACGCATAGATTAGATCCAGGAGAATGTAATGTTCCTAGTGCTAGTAATCTTTATATTCATACATTAAGAAAATGTGAATTTGGTACTGAAAATAAAGTACTTTTAATGACAGTATTTGATTCTGGAAGCAGATCATCTTTTTATGCAAGAGTTGGATCTTATGATTCTAATGGTGGTTCTTGGGGACCAACTGTAGAAGTTGGCACTAGTTCACCACTTAGCGTTGGTGGTGCTTGGGGACTTAGTTTCGATTGTACATTTATAGGTACATCTAAAGCTATATTTGGATTTCCAAGCAACGGAACTAATTGGTCACCAGGTGGACTTTATTCATATGGTCCCAATGATGGAAAGTTTTGTTTAAAAGTTGCTAATATACTTGGTGGTACTACTATATCTTCTGCTAATATTGTATCTGGAACTCAGTCTTATATTACTTATGCTCTTGGTACAAATAATTTAGGTTATGTTTTTATATCTGGTTGTAATAAGATAGAACTTGCTGCATTAAATAATGATAAATTTGCAGTTAAGTATTTAACTTGTACTGGTACTGGTGTATATTCCACTGCATCTGGAATGACTCAAGTATTTTCTAGAGTCTCTGTTGGAACTGTAGCTACTGGTGCAGGTATAACATTTACTTTCCCAGCTGCACAACTTCCAAGTTCAAATTCTGGATATGTACTAGAATTTGATTATGGATATTATGCTGCTACAGAAACTCCAGGAAAAACTCTTTGGAGAATGCAGGATAATGTGTTCTGTAGTTTTACTGGGGTTAATTTTAATGGAACTGGTGCATATGATCCTTCGCGAAGATATGATAGTAATTTTGATAATGGTTTTAGAGTATATTCAGTTTCTGGCCAAACTATAGAATTTGCTGGAACTGGTATGATTAATGGTAATAATGGTATAAATCGGTCTTATGCACAAAATGTTATATCAGTTGTTCCTGAAAGTTTATTTTTAACTGGTCAAACACAACAGGGAACATCTATTTTTATACTTGCAACTCATAATGGTTCAAGTCAATATTGCAATTCAATTTATGGATATAAAGTAGCTAGAAGTGCTATTGGTGGTGGAACTACTTTATCATATACCACTTTATTTAATCCTTCTGAACCAATTAATGAGGGTGCTGGTGTGTCTCAAGGTTTGGGTGGTATTTCTTTATGGACTTATCCATTATTAGCATCTACTTATTATAGATATATTGGTAATGTTATAGCATTATATTCTGATGCTTTTGATTGGAACAAATATACTGCTATAAATTATTCACCAAAAATGTTTTTAACTGGAATAGGAAATACTCATCCAAAGTTTGTAACATGGGGAATGCAGTCAGCAGTAACAGTAGAACAAACAAATAGAAGTACATTTGGATTTGCTGGTATAGCAAGGAATCAAATTTCAGTACTAGGTACTGGTTCTGTTGGAATAGCCGGAGTACTATTTGGTACTGCAGTTAATTGGGATATTTATCCAGGCGCTAGTTTTTATATTTTTGATAATGATGCATGGAATATGAATTCAACTAGATATTCTTCTAAGTACGTGTTTACTGAAAAATCAGATAAACTTAGAGTGAATAAAAAGTTTGCACCAGTAGATGGAGCATTTTTAACACCAACTGGAACTGGAGCTTGGGTACCAGCTCCATGGACTACTAACTTATCTCCTGCTTATGGAATAGACTTCAGAGCAGAAGGAACGTCTATGCTTTCATTAGGGTTAAGAGCTAATATCTTTACCTCTGGAACTACACCAGCTGTCTTTCTGTATTCTACTGAATCTATAAAATGTGTAGGAAAAAATAGGTATATGATTCTAGATACAAGTAAAGAATAATTTTATAAATAGATTTAACTAATATCCGCTTCTCCCAATGAAAGCGGCTAACACTGCTCACATATGTGGAGCAGAGAAGGAGTAAAGATGGGTTCCTATAGGTATGAAGTAAAGCGTGGTCTGAACCTAGTTGCTATCGATGAAGAAGCAGTAGAGGGTTCAATCGGCTCAGTTGTAAAGGCAATGGATTTTCAGAAGTTCGGTGGCGGCGCATTATTTGAGAATTGGTCTGGTTTACCTACTGCGACCAATCTTAATACTGGTACTACTGGCACTCAACCATGGAATGGTCAGAATACAAATTTATATCATCCGTTCGGTGCTTTCTGGCGTGGTGGAGTTCAGGGTGCTTCCGGTTCTGCTATGATTATCGGTGACATTGCTGTATTAACTGCTGGTACTGCTACTACCAATACAGTTTCTCTTGGAGCTTATAAACCATTTTATCTTAATCGGCATACTACGTGGAATGGTGCTCCGTCTGGTATCGTGTTTGAAGCTCTTGTTAACTTTACTGACACTAATGCTAGCGTCTTCAATGCATTCGTCGGTATGGCTAATATCGCTAATCCAGGTGTTCTAGCTGCGGCTTCACCGGCTTATACTGCTAAGACTACCAACATTAAGCGGTGGGGCTTCATGCATTATGGTACCACTGCCGCGATCTTTACAAACTCAGCTCTCGGTTCAGGTTCCTATACGTACTTCGGTACCAGCACTGTCACTGACACGTCTGCTACTAAACACGTTAAAGCTGTTCTTACCATGAATCCGTGGGTTCAGAATGGTACCACTTTTAATAATAGTATTCTTTATTACATCAATGATACTCTTGTTGATGTAGTCGATGGTTCAGCTGCTTCGTTCCCAGCTAGTGGTGAAGTTCCTTACTACCCATACATTTATGTCGAAGCTCTCGGCGCTGTGGGTGTCGATGGTAGAGCACTTTCAGTTAAGGGTGCTAAAGTATATTACTTCTAATCTGAAGCAGTATATTGAAAGTTTACCAAAGAGCAGAGATTTTTCTCTGCTCTTTTTATTTTTAAAAAGTAGTTGACATTTAACTGCTAATGATTTATATTATACTTAATTGAAATTCAAACAGATAAACAGAGGAGATTGAGAATGGAAATCAGAACTGAAATCATCGACGTTACCCCCGGCATCGGTGACATCATCAAGGTTGATTGCAGAAAAACATCTGAAACTCTTGTCAACTCTGACTGGGATAAAGCTCAGTTCCGCCTTACTGGACAAATTGCAGATGTTGCTGTAAATGTTGTTGTTACTGGAAGAACCATGAGGAGAGGTGCTGGTGGTATTGACTGGGTGAGAGTAAGGGTAGAATTTGTTGGTGATGGTGAACCTTCTGATTTCTCTGGTGGATGGATGAAAATTTGAAAAGTAGTTGACATTGGGAATTCCATTGTTTATATTATTACTATTGAAATTGAAACAAAATGACTTGCATATTATAAAAAATAAACTGAGTAAATTCACCGAAAGGAACTAAATGAAACAGATTCCTGCCGTAGATGTACAGGAAGGTGATGCACTTGAATTTACTCATCCTTTATTTGGAGAAATGACAACTGGAGTTGTCATTGAAATTGAAAAGATAACAAATGGTTCTTCGATAATATCCAAGTTTGCAGTAAAACTTTCGAACAATACCATTCAACATATACAATACCGTGCAAATGGAACCGTTTGGAAAGTTGAATAAAAACAAAGGAGATAATAATGAAAAAGAATGAAGCTAAAGAAATTCGCACTCTCTTGTATCTTGATGATATCAGAGAACCTGGAATGATGACTTCTCCTGTTTTTATGGGCCAAAAGGAGATGTATGAAGATCTTGGTTTTGAAGTTAAAGTTGTAGTATGTAAAAATGTTACTGATGCTGCTACTGCTGTAATGAATGCATCTGGAACTTTGGCTTTAGCAAGTTTGGACCACGATCTCGGTACAAAAGCAGATGGAATGGACTTTCTTAAATGGCTGCTTCAGGCCATCGATGATAAGAAAGTTAAAGTTACTTCAGCTTTCTGGATTTACTTTCATACTGGTAATGCTCCAGCAAAAATGCAAATGGATTCATATTATAAATCCTGGATGAAAGCAAAAGAACTATGAAAATTGATATGAAGTTTTTATGTGGAGCTATTATAGCATCTATGTCTATTACATTTTTAATTGTGATGTCTCTTTTAATCATGGCTCCGGATAATATCAATAACTATTCTTTTCTTTGTTCATTGAAATATGGACTTCCTATTTCTACAGCTGGACTTTTAGCTGGACTTTTAATGATGACAAATAAAACAGGAGAATGAAAATGATAGAGATAAAGGGCAGTCAATGTAATCCAGTAATTTATGCAGATGGTATGGACTCTGAATCATGGAAACAAGTTATAAACATTTCTAACACTTCAAAATTCTCTCGTGAAAGAGTCAGAATTATGCCAGATGTTCATGCTGGCAAGGGATGTGTAATAGGTTTTACATCTACAATAAATGACATCACAAGTGTATCTCCAGATCTTGTTGGAGTTGACATTGGTTGTGGAGTGTATGGAATTAATTTCAGATGCTCAGATTTAAAGAGCAGATTTCCTGAATTTGATGCAAGAGTTCGAAATGAAATAAAGCATGGAAACTCAGTAAATGATTCTATTGATAGTATTTTTGCTCAGTCTAAATTGGCTAAAAGAATGAAAGAAGCATGTGAATGGAGCGGAAGTTTGGATAAGTATGAAAGGGACCTTGCTAGTTTTGGAACTCTTGGTGGCGGTAATCATTTTATTGAAATAGATGAATGTAAAGATGGAAGTTATGTTCTTCTTGTTCATAGTGGAAGTAGAAATTTTGGTCACAGAGTTGCTACATTCTGGAGTAAAATATGTTCTTATCAAGAAAATGGAATAAAATTTCTTAGTACATGGGAGGCTATGAGTTACATTAATCATCAGAAAATCGCAGTTGAGTTTGCTGCTGTAAACAGAATAAACATAACCATGAGACTTCTTAGTATGCTTAAAATTAATTCAAATGAACGAATGTGGAGAGTAGATTCTGTTCATAATTTTTTCGATGATTATTATCGTATTGTAAGAAAAGGAGCCACTTCAGCTAACAAAGATGAAGAATTGTTCATTCCTCTTAACATGGGCAGAGGTACTATTTTAGCTGTTGGAAAAGGAAATATTGAATGGAATAGATCTGCACCTCATGGAGCTGGAAGAACAATGAGCAGAAGTCAAGCTAAAGTTTCTATTTCTATTGATAAATTCTCAGAATCGATGAAAAATGTATATACATCATGTATAAGTGATAAAACTTTGGATGAAAGTCCTCAAGCATATAAAGATTTTGGTACAGATAAAGAGATAACCGAGATGTTAGAACCTACAGCTGAAGTTGTAGAGATCATGAAACCAGTCTACAATTTTAAATCTTTTTAAAAAGTAGTTGACATTTAACTACAAATGATTTATATTATTACTATTGAAATTGAAACAACAAACAAAGGAGAAGGAAATGAAACTTATAATTAATGGATATGGTAAAAAATGGAGTATTATTGATATTGAATCTGGTATGAGATATGATGGAAAAGAATGGACAGGTGATAAACATAAAGCAAAAATTTATACAAAAGCAAGTGAAGCGGCAGCAGTTGCTGATAATCTTGATTCTTTAAAAAAGTAGTTGACATTTAACAACCAATGATTTATATTATTACTATTGAAATTGAAACAGAGGTAAAACTTAAACGAGGAGAATGCAATGGAAAAGAACTTTGATTTCTACGTGCTAGTCGGAACAGACAAAGAAGGTGTGAAGCATCTTATGAAAGTGGCAAAAGTTGCTGTTTATCACAAGAATACTGGCAAGAACATATATGTTTATTCTATCATTGATTGGAACAATGCAGAAGTTTACACAGCGAAAAGTTTTCAGGATGTTAAAGATACTCTCGATCGTAACATATCTTTCGCTCAGGAAGTTACAGAGAACACTGCTGCTACTCCGTTTATGCCGAATAATTTTCTTACATGGATGTTCGAAATTGTTGGAATCAACGTACCTATGTAAAATCAGTCGGAGAGTTGGCCGAGTTGGTCTATGGCGGCGGTCTTGAAAACCGCTGAAGCAAGTCTTCCGTAGGTTCGAATCCTACACTCTCCGCCAAAAAGGAATTAACATGAAAGATCAAATAAGCAGAAATAAAGTTTTACTTAAACTTACTACAATGATTGAAACTGAAAGAAATATGGCTTATGCATTTTCAAACCATTCTAATGATATGCATAAATTTAGAATGGAAACTATTGAAGATATCAAAAATATGATAAAATATGAAGAATTTTAAAAGGAGAATGAATTGAAAACTAAAAAGACAGTTGACAGAGAGAAGTTGATTATGAAGCTTAATGAATTTATTTCAATTGAACAAGATCGCATTAATGCTGCTTTTTCTGATTTGTTCAAGACTATGTACATGGGTAGAAAAGATGCTTTCGAGGAAATTTGTGATATACTTCAGTCTGGAGAAATATAAAATGATTAAAAAGACATCAGATTTAATGTTAAGGATGAGTGAGATACAAATTGGGTTTGCATTTGTCATATTACAGTTTATTTCTGTTGGACTGTTAGTACAGCTGTGGTTTTTCGTAACAATGTATTTTTCTGTTTCAATGCTTTTATGCGCAGTCATATTTGGAATTATTGAATATTTTGAGAAAGAATCAGAGGAAGATAAAAATAAACGAGTTCCCGGTGATTAAAAATTTTGGAGGATTTGTCTATGAAGTGAATGTTTTAAAAATTGAAGTCTCATAATTATAATGTTTTAAAACCTAAAATGGAGGAAACAAATGAAGAATGTTCATCTTCTTGTAATCGACCCACAGCTTGACTTTTGTGACCCTGCTGGAAATCTGTTCGTTCAGGGAGCTGTTGAAGATATGCAGCGTCTTTCGAAATTTGTCAGGGACAATGGAAGTAAGATCGGTCAAATTCACTGTACACTCGACAGTCATCATCTTATTCATATCGCTCATCCGGTTTTCTGGCTGGATAGTAATAGTAATAATCCTGGTCCGTTTACTATTATCACAGCCGAAGATGTTCGACAGGGTAAGTGGATTCCTGCGAAGTTCTATCTTCGAAATGAAGCTACAAAATATGTTGAAACTCTTGAACGTGGCGGACGATATCCACTGTGTATTTGGCCGCCTCATTGCCTCATTGGAACACCCGGTGCTGCTATCGTTAAAGAAGTAATGGAATCCTTTAATGATTGGAGCAAGCGTTCGTTCTCTGTCATCGACTTTGTTGCCAAAGGTTCGAATCCTCTTCGTGAACATTATTCCGCTGTTAAAGCCGAAGTGTTCGATACATCAGATCCCAGCACCGGTCTTAACACTGACCTGGTGAGCACTCTCGAGAACGCTGACGAGATTCTTATCGCAGGTGAAGCTCTTTCTCACTGTGTGGCGAATACTCTTCGAGATATTGCTGATGCATTCAGTGATAATAATTATGTTTCCAAGATGACTCTTCTTCGTGACTGCACATCGCCCGTTGGAGATCCTCCTGGAGCCACACTGTTCACAGACATGGCTGAACAGTTCATTACTGAGATGACAAAGAGGGGAATGAAGGTTACAACCTCTGATGCATGGGGAATCTAAATAATCCGGAATGGAGAGAAATCTTTTAATTAGATTCTCTCCATTCAAAAATGAAAATAATAGGAGAAGAAAATGAAAGATGATATGGAAACAATGAACATCGGAAAGTCTCATTATGGCTTTTCTGCTACAAAGCTTTCCAATCTCGGAGCTTCTGAGTATACACTTGCTGTGATTGCTGTAGATGTTTCCGGTTCTGTTTCGTATTTTAAAGACGAAATTGAGAAATGTCTAAGGGAGATTATCATTGCATGCCAGAAATCTCCGCGAGCAGACAATCTTCTCGTTCGAATCATCAAGTTCGGTGGTTATGGAGTAGATGAGATTCATGGGTTCAAGCTTCTTTCGGAGTGCGGTCCTGATTCTTACATTGGTACTCTCAATTGTAATGGTTCTACTCCACTGTTCGATGCATGTATCTCCGGTCTCGGTTCTATCGAAACATACGGAAATACTCTGTTCTCCAATGATTTTGATGTGAACGCGATCTTTATTGCTATCACTGATGGAGAGGACAATAATAGTACAAGCGGAATGTCCGCTGTTCGTAATGCTATCGATGGAATGGCAAAACGAGAGGATATTGAATCTCTTGTGAGTATTCTCGTCGGAGTTAACATCACAGACACCACTGCAGCAAAAGCTCTGAAGGATTTTTCTACAACATCGAATTTTACTCAGTATGTTGAGATCGACAATGCGAAGTCCAGTACAATCGCGAAGTTGGCTCAGTTTGTTTCGAAGAGTATCTCGAGTCAGAGTCAGTCACTCGGAAAGGGAGCTGCAAGCCAACCTCTTAGTTTCTAAAATAATTTTGAAAGGGAGGGGTTTTAAACCCCTCTTTTTCATTATTTTTATTATTAGTTTTAAACACTTTCAATATTCAACCAAAACTGCCTCTAGGGTTCATAGAATGATCTTAGATACACTTTATTTTTTTAAATATAGGATTTTGTATTAAAGCCAGATAAGTTGACTAGATGGTATCTAAACTGAATCGTAGATTACATAAAATAACCATTGACATTTTGCTTTCTAGATGTTATATTAATTATTGAAAAATTTTAAAATGGAAAAAACAATGGCTAATGCAGATTCTTTTTATACAATTGGACATGGACATAAAGTATGTCAGGATTATGCTTTATCATTTAATACATATGAAAATAATCCAGCTATAGTTGTATGTGATGGCTGTTCTTCTGCCAAGAACTCTGAAGTAGGAGCAGCTATTTTAGCTCATACTATGAAAAAGTGGTCAAGAACTACATCTGCTGATAATAGAAGTAGTGCAATGATGTATTGTAGAGATGTAGTAAAAAATATCTCAGCTGAATTAGAACTTCCATCTGAATCCTTCTTTTCAACTGTAATGTATGCTGAATATGAAAAGGGAGATGGATTTTATGTTGATTCTTTCGGTGATGGAGTAATTATTGGAATTAGAAAAGATGGAGGAATAACATATACGACAAGAGAATTTAAAAGTGGTGCTCCATTTTATATGGCTTATTTGTTCGATAAAGAAACAGAAAAATCATATTCTCAAACATTTGGAACTGAATCAATTATAACTACTCATACCATTACAGAAAAAGGTGAAGATTTTAACCCGTTTATTTCAAATCAGTTTAGTATATTTAGATCTTGGTTTTCAACTTTGTTTAGCGAATCTGATTATGATGCAGTAATACTTTGTACCGATGGAATTTTATCATTTCAACCTGAATTATCAACTGCATCTATAGCGAGGAATCTTACTGAATTTAAGAATAAAAATGGTCAGTTCATTGAAAGAAGACTTAAAAGATTTTTATCTACTATGAATGAAACTGGTTTCAAACATTTTGATGATATTGGAGTTGGAGGGATAACGTTGTGAAAGTTATAATGAATGGTAGAGAATATAATCTTTCTAAATCTGACTTTTTAGCTTCTGGTGGAGAAGGCGATGTTTATGCTAAACCAGAAGGTGTATTCAAAATATACCATGATAAAACACGAGTTCTTCATCCTGGTAAATTCGCCGAACTTTCTAAGATATCTAGCAATTTGGTAATTAAGCCAACAGATCTTTTATATTCTGGCTCAGATGTAATTGGCTATAGGATGGATTATGTAAAGAATACATATTCGCTCTGTCAACTTTTCACAAAAAGTTTTAAAGATAGAATGGGAGTATCTTCTGATAGAATTCTTTACTTAGTAAGGAATATGTCTGATACTTTGAAGAATAGTATTCATTCAACTGGTGTTTTAGTAGTCGATCTTAATGAACTAAATTGTTTAGCTGATAAAGATTTTAATAAAGTGTTTTACATAGATGTAGATTCATGGCAGACAAAGAATTACAGAGCTACTGCTATAATGGATAGTGTTAGAGATTGGAATTCTAATGATTTTGATGAAGGCACAGATTGGTTTAGCTTTGCGGTTGTAACATTTCAAATGCTCGTAGGAATACATCCTTATCGTGGAAGATATCCTCAGAAGTTAACTCTTATAGATAGAATGAAACAAAAAATATCAGTCTTTAATAAAGATGTATCAGTTCCAACTTCATGTGAACCTTTAGATTCTCTTCCGCCAAGATATAAGTCATGGTATGAATCTGTGTTTGAAGATGGAATGAGAGATGAGTTTCCTGAAGATAGAAGCACTATGCTTACTGTAGTTAAGAAAGTAAAACTGGCTGGAACTGCTTTAAGGATTGAAGAATTATTCTCAGTACCTCCTTCTAATGGGAATATAACAGGTTACTATTATTCTGTTAATTGTGAACTAATTAAGACTTCAAATTCTATTCATAAAAATAGAAAATCTTCAGTAAATCAATCTGTTAAAGAAATAATATTTTGGCAAGGTAATTCTTTTGGAGTTAATATAGATCCTGTATCTGATGATGTAGTAGTATTTGATCTTAATACAGGAAAAGCCGTAACTAATTCAAGAAGATGCACAGATGGTATATTTTTATCTTGTGGAAGATTATATTCTAAATATGATGATTCTATATTCGAATTCCAATTTGCTGGTTCAGTGTTCAATCCACTTGGGATGTGGAAACTTGTTGCTAAAACAATGCCAATGTCCACAAAAATTCTAGATGGATTCACAGTTCAAAATATGCTTGGAAGATGGGTAGCTGATATATACCCATCTTCTGGAAAACATATCCAAATTTCTCTACCAAAACTTGATGGGAAAAAAATTATATCGGGTTCAGCTAGAGGAAATGTTATTGTATTACTAGTTTCTGGGTCTGGAAAATATGATAGGTATATGTTCAAAGTAACAGATTTTAATGGTATAGTAGAAGAATGTATTATTAAAGATGTACCATTTTCAGAAGTAAATATGATTTTGCTTGATAGCGGAGTTTATGTATTAATAAGTGAAGATAGTTCTATTGAATTCTTTAGAAATTCTATATCATCACGAACTGAAGTTACAGATCAAGCTATAAATAATTCTATGAGGCTTTACACTGATGGGGCATCTGTAATAGCAGCAGATGGAAATAGACTTCTTAAGATAAGCACTAAATGAAATTGGAGGAATTGTGAACATAGCAGCATGTACAGTTTGGTATAATGAAGAAGATTTTGCTCCATTCTTTCTTAGGCATTATCTTTACGTCGATAAGATTTTTGTTTTGGTTGATTCTGCTACAGATGATTTTACAAGGGAAATTCTTGGACAATATCATAATGTTGAACAAAGAGAAATAGTATTTCCAGAAGAAGGAGTAGATGAAGATCAGAAAATTTCAGAAATAATGAATGTTTATGAAGAATGTTATGATTATGATTGGTTTTATAATGTTGATGCTGATGAACTTATATTTCCACCAGATGGACTTCATCCATATAGTTTTTTAAGATCTTGTAATGAATCTGTTATACGAGCAGATTTAATTCAAGTTTATAGACATGAATCTGAAAAAGATCTTGATTATAGTTTAGATAGAGCATTTGAACAAAGAAGGCATGGTACAAGAACTCTTATGATAAATGGAGCAGACCAAGGACATTTATATCATAAACCAATAATCGTTAGAACTTATGGTGTTAACCCTGTTTGGTGCCCAGGTAATCATACTCTTCAACATGTCGGAAAGGTTTGTGAGAAGTCTTTTCTTGGAGCACACTGGGCTATGGCAGATGAAGACATAGCAATTAAGAGAAGGTTATCTAGAAAAGCTAGACAGTCAAAGAATAATCTCGCTAAAGGGTATAATATTCATCAGAAAGATATCACAGAAGAATCAATTAGAGAAGAGTGCAGAAAAAACTCAAACTTACCGAGGGTATTCTAATGGAAATAGTAATGAAAATATTGTCCAACAAAGAGTATAAAAAAGCAGTTACTCTTCTTCATGGCCATCGTGAAGGTACTGTTCCAGAAGTCTTCAACACTATAGTTCTGATGTTGTATAATGATAAGAAGAAGATGTTCTCTGCTGGCGGATCTTCGTACAATAGATGGTCCAAGAGCAGTGGTAAAGTGTGGCGGGGGTTTAACAGGCTGAAAAGTCATCTTACTATGTTGAGAGAAGGATATTATTTTGGAAAAGATAGACTAGACTTATCTGACCAATATGTAGTAGACGCTAGGACTGGATACGTTATGTGTTCGGCTCAGGAACTTCTTGAACGTCCATTGGAGAAATAATTATGTCTGTTGATAATTTTACTATCTGTCCAAAATGTCATGGTATAAAAATTGATGAAATTACAAAAATTGAACAAGAAACAAAAAGAGTAAAAGAAATGTATGGTAAAGTTCCACCTGAAGAATATTTAGAAGCTGCTAATGCATTAGGTGAATTGGCATCTAAAGAATTCATTACAAAGACAGAAACTCTTGCAGAATATTATGAATTCTATATGACAGAAGATGGTGATTTTAATGCTAAGTATAAATGTATATGTACATCATGTGGTTTTAAATTCGAATTTAATCATAAAGAAAATGCTATAAATTCAAAAAAAACTAGTTGACATTCTGAATTTCATTGTTTATATTATTAATATTGAAACAGAGAGATAAACAATGTCAATGAAGAAAACAAGGAGTAAGTATGAGTAACGATGTTTTTGAAAAAGCATTTAATTCTATGCCGAAGTGTTTGGTAGCAGGGTATGATTCATTCCATCATAAAAGTGTAAAAGATTTATGGTGGATGGCCAGGATACAGCTTGATTTGTATGAGGAAGATGAAGACTCAGACATTGTTACTGATAAAGATCTTAGGCATGTTAAGAATTGGATGTCTTCAATAAAAAAAGATATTTAATAAAAGGAAATAGATAATGGATTTTAGTTCTAGTGGATTCTGGGGTGGAGTATTAACAGGATTTTTATTGGGATGTGTAATTTACTTTATTTGTTGTTTTCTTTAAAACTAATAACATAAACAGAGAAATGTAGAATGTTTGAGATTTTTGTGGTGTTTTCCGGGTATGTACTTGCTGTTGTTGGTATTGTTCTCGCTATATATATTAATCAGGACTGGTTTAAGGAGTGTGGCAGAATTATTAAAGAAACATATGACAGGAATATTGAACTGGCAGGTAAATACGATGATTTAGCAGATAAATATAATGATTTAATTGATGGGTATAATGAGTTGGTAGCTAAGCATAATACTATTGCTGATAGGTGGGCTGAACATTACATTAAATATAATAATAGTTGGTATAATACATTGGTGCGTACTATTGAAATTGGGCATTTATTGGAAGAAGATTTTATTAAACTGAAATCCCTTCTTGAAAATAAACCTGAACGTAACCCAAGTGTGAAGACTCTTGATGAGGAAGCTGCTGAAAATGAAAGAATGTTAAAAAGTAGTTGACATTCAGACTTTCATTGTTTATATTATTTACTATTGAATTCAAACAGAGGAAAATGAGAATGGCAATTAAGAAAGTAGAATTCAAAAAAGTATCTCATACATTTTTTACAGGTGATACAACCTGTGCTTATGGAAAGGGAAAGTTTTGTCCATTTGTAGTAACAAAAAAATTTGGAACACATTATGTTTGTATATTGTTTAACACCGATCTTAATGATGACGAAAACATGTGTCTCAAGAGGTCATCAGAATGTATAGCTAAACTTGATAAAATGTTTAGCTAAATCTCAAATAGAGGAAAATAAAATGATACACGAGAAACCAGTAATAACAAGAGTAATGAAACTTACAATAGTAGAAAATGCTCAAAAAGCTTCTGAATTGTTCAATACTTTTATTTTTGTCCCTACTTCTGTAAAAGCTTCAGTTATAGTTGAAAAAGATGAAGCTGTCGTATCGATGGATTTCTTTGATGATACATATGGTGATACAAGTATTACATATACGGTTGGTATATTCATGGGAATATATTTAATTGCAGGAAAAGTAAAATAATAGTTGACATTTCACTATCAATGATTTATATTATTACTATTGAAATTGAAACAGAGGATTGCTTCACAAAAACCAAACACAAACAGAGGAGAATGAAAATGGAAGCCAAGCGCGAAGCAAAGTACGTCACAGTCAAGAAGACCCGCGGTATCTACAAGGAAATCAGCCGGATTAACGGAAAAGTTCAGCTCGTTGAAGTTTTCCACAAGTTCGACGCTGAGGTCGATCCTTCTCAGATTCGTAAGTTCAAAGCCGGCAAAAGCTTCATCGAAGTAAATGGCAAACTTTCATGGACAAAGAAAGCAGCTCAGCCGAAGTTCAGCGAAAAGGGTCGGACATGGAACAAGATCGAAGCTGATATCGACGGAATCGAAACAATCATTCATCTCGACACGACACTCGGACACTGGGCATATTACACCACAACCACTGGCGAGTGGAGGAAGTTCGAGCATATGTACATTGAAGATCTCGTAAAGTAAACCAAGAAAGATAAAACATATGATAGACTTTCTTTATTCACTCATCGAGAACATCCGTAGAATATTCTACGGATGTTCTCTTGATACTTGCTTCTGCAATTAACGGTAAAGTTGATAAAAATTTATTTGTACTAAGAGCTCTTGAACTTTCAGTTGATAAAGAATTAAACAATTATTTAAAATATACATTTTATCCATATCCAATTGAATTTAAATACCATGAATGGATTGATTATCTTAATGAAATTAAAAAAGATCTTAAGTTCATTAGAGAAACTGATAAAAAAATACAAAAAGTAAAAGACCCAGTTGATGATTCTGCTGCTGAATTAAAAAGATACAGAAATGAACTAGCTGAATTAAGTTTATTGGAAATAGATATATGGAAAAGATTAAAAGATAATATGTCTAAAGTAGCAATTAACCTTTATTGAAAGATTATAAACAAATGGATATAAATGAAGAATTTATCAAAGGTTTTAATTCTCTTGATCTTTATTTATGGTTCAAAGATTATGGAGAAACAGACCTAGAAAAGATAGTTAGAAAGTTGATAGATGAGAAAAAAGTATGGATAGCTAATTCACTTCTTACATCAAGTATGAACAAAAAACAATGCGTAAAGTATACAATTTATATAGCCAAGTCTATAATAGTACACTTTGATTTACTTAAATGTAGATTTGGAAATCCAGTTTTTATTGTTAATTCTGCAGAAAAATGGTTAGAAAATAATTCTGAAAAGAATAGAATTTTAGCTATGAATGAATTTAATAATGCAATTTATTATGATAGAGATTCTATTTCTGAATCTATAATTTATATTGCTGCATTATCTGCATGGTGTGCTGGACAAAAAGAAGAAAAATCATCAAGTATAAATTATAATGCTAATAAATGTGCAGAAGAAGCAGAATCAATTGGTGGAAATATGATTGAGTATATAGAATATGGTTTATCTTTGTTTAAAGATTAAACCCGGTCCAGTTCCCTAGTGGCAAAGGGGTCGGCCTGTAAAGCCGCTGACTAATGTCTTCGGAGGTTCGAATCCTCCCTGGACCACCATAAAAATATAAGTGCAATGGCTGTGCGGCAATAATTAAATCCCGCGAAGGCATGAGTATAACCGTCACGCATTGCATACTCATTAGGATGCCCTGCAATGCTGTCCTACATTGCACTTATATTAAAAAGTAGTTGACATTGGGTTATCCATTGTTTATATTATAATTAATTAAAAATTGAAACAACAAACAGAGGAGAATGAAATGCTTTTTTATTATCAATTTAACATAGCTAATCATATTAAAGTAGATACTTCAATGTTACTTATTTTATTAGATATAGTACTTTTTATATTATTATTCTCTTATATGTTAGCTGATGATGACGATGAATCAAACAATGATTATGGAGAATGAAATGAATCCAAAAGATGAAATATTCAAACTGAAACATGGTGAAAAATGGACATGGCCTGAAAGTGATTATGGTCATGCTGAAATATGGCGAATTCATGATGTTTATATAGTATTTTCTATTCCAATGTTTGGAGGAGATTCAACATATTTTGATGCATTCTCAATATCAAATGTGGATGAACTTATTTATACAGTTTCCTCTTGGACGTAAAAATTGAATCAAGGAGATTTATATGTTAGTTGCCATAGATTTATTACCTTGTCCATATTGTGGTGGCGAAGCAAGATATGTATATCTTCATAAAAGTGAAGATGGTTCAACTGAAAATTGGGTATTGAGAAGATTTAATAAAGGTGAAGTTATAAGCAATAATTATGAAATATGTGATCATATAATTCGTTGTAAAACATGTGGGGCAACCGCACAAATTCCATTTTGGAATAAAAGAGAATTTAATGATGTACTTATGTTAAGCCCAAAGTCGATTATATTTTGTCACAAAAACCAAAAAGAACAAGATATGAATTTATGTTGTAACTGTGAGAACTTTAAAGGAATTGATATAGAAAATGATTTATTTTATATTAAGTGTGTCAAATAAAAGGAGAAAAATTAGTTGGCTAAAGTAGACTTCAAGAAAGTGCGTTTCAAGAATTTTATGTCATATGGAAATTCATGGACAGAAATACCACTTGAATTTGTCGGTCTTACTATCGTCAGTGGAAAAAATGGCGATGGAAAGTCTACTATATCTGTAGCCATATTCTTTGCTTTAACGGGTCTTGCTTTAATAGAAGTTTCTAAAGGTGGATTAGTTAATATCTTTAACGACAGAGATTGCTTAGTAGAACTTGAATTTGAAAGCGGCGGCCATTCATATATGGTTCGTCGTGGAGTTAGACCAAATGTTTTCGGAATATACAAAGATGGAGAATTGGTTCCTGAGGATGGAAAGAGAGTTAACTTCTATCAGGATAAACTTGATGAAATAGTTGGTATTCCTCCAGCTTTGTTAAGGTCTGTACTTCTCATAAATTATTCCAGCAGACCATTCTTTAAAATGTCAAAGGGAGAGAGAAGAGAATTCTTAGACAAAATATTTGGACTTGAAAAATTTAATATTATGGCTGAAATGGTTAAAAGAAAGTTATCTGAAATATCTGCTTCTATGTCATTATCTTCAAGAGATTTAGTTATACTTAAATCTAAACTTGAACATCAAAAAGAAACTCTTAATAATTACGATAAGATGGTAGCAACCGCAGCTGCTAAAAGTAATACAGATAAATCTAAAATTGAAGCTGATGTATTAAGTAAAATTTCAGATTCTATGAAAGCTAAATCTAAATTAGAATTAGCCAAAGAAGTAGTAGATATTACAAATAAGAAAGTAAAAGAAACATCTTTAAATAAAGAAAATCTTAAAAATTCTAAAAAAGAACTTATCTCTATTAAAGAAAAATTAAAAGAAGCTGAAGAAGCTGAAGGTAAATGTAGACTATGTGGTCAAGTTTTACCAAAAGAAGTAACAGAACTTGAGAAGATTAGAGTTGAAAAATTAAAGCAAACTATATTAAATTTAGAAGTATCTATTAAAGAAATAGAAAAATTAGATTGTGATACTGAATCAGCAAATAAAACTTCATTAACTGCTACTAATGAATTAAGAAAAACTGAATCAGATGTAGCAGCTGCTGAAGCTTTAGTGTCAGCTGCTAAAGATAGATTAGAAGAATATTCATTTGAACTTCCAGAACCACCAAAAATTGATATAACTGAAACAGAAACTAAAATAAAAGAAAATGAATTATCATCTAAAAAGATGAGTAATATAGAATCTCATTTAAAGTCTGCATATAAGATTTTAATGGATGAAGAAATTAAGTCATTCATAGTTGGTAAGTATGTTCCATTCTTAAATTCTCAAGTTGCTTTCTTTCTTGAAATGTTTGGATTTGATTTCGATGTAATGTTTACTCCAGAAATGGATTATAGATTTATTAGTAAAACACGAGGTAAAAAAGAACTGGAGTACGGCAACTTCTCCAGGGGTCAAAGAACTCGACTTGATATAGCTATGATATTTGCTTTTATAAATGTATATAAGATGGTAAGTTTTAAGTCTATGCGACAAGTTACTAATTTAATCATCTTTGACGAGTTCATAGACATGGGTACAGATGCAGATGGAGTTGAAGATTGTTTAAAGATGATGACTGAAGTTAGTAGGAAGTGGGATACTGGATTTATGGTAATTTCTCATAAGGTAGATGCAGAATCTACAGATTTTCCAGTTTATATGGCTAAGATGCAGTCTAATGGATTTTCTAAAATTGAAAAGGTACAATGATGAGCAGATATGATAAAAGATGTTTAGCATATACATCAATTGGCTTAATAATTATTATAGTTATGTTAATCTTAGATACAGCTGTATCATGGAGATAAAAATGACAAACAGACAAGTAGCAGTATTATGTTTTTGCGCATTATATATTGCGTTTGAAGTTCATTCAGATTTTTCATCACTTAAAAGTTTAAGTGATTGTATAATTGTAGAAATTCTTGGAATATTTTATTTTTCTATGATAACTCTTGGAATATTTAAATTCCTTGAAAGGGAAAAATGAAACTTACAACTAAGAATAAAGGAATTATTTCTCAAAGGCTAATTGAATCGCCTGAGGTTGCTGGTAGAAAATTAGTTATAGCTATAGACTTCGATGGTACATTAGTAGAAAAGGATTGTTGGAAGAAATATTCATCAGTAGATGATTATACTCCCGTAACAATAAAAAGTGTACCGTCAATGTATACTTCTCCAAATATGTTTATTGGAATTAAAACTGTAGACATAGCTAAAATGTATTCAGAAGTTGGACATACTATTATAATGTGGACATGCAGAATTCCTGGTGGGAGGCCTGGACTTTCTCTTGAAGAAGCGGTTGAATGGTGTGGTAGAAATGGACTAAAGTTTGATGCAGTAAATGATGATGTTGATTGGTCACATGTAGTAGATCATGATGTACCTAAGGGAAGAAAGATAATAGCAGATAGGTATATAGATGATAAATCATGTGACGTTGAAAGTATTTCAGCTTGGAATATTAGATCATGGAGGATATGATGAAAATTAGAACGGTTAAATCATACAATAGATCTCAGTTAGCAATAATGTTTCTATTATTTTGTGTTGCTATTTTTTTTGCAGGAATAAGTGGTTTATTTTCTGGAATAACAGAAGATTTATTGTTAGTTATTTCTGGAATACTAATTTTTCAAGGTTTTATTCAATTATTTTGTATTAAAAAAGTAATACATTTAAAAACTGTAGATCATTATACTTCTACTTTATCTAATCTAGATTGCCAAGAATCATTATGTGAATATTGCTTTAATTGTTTTAATTGTAATATTAGAAATAAAACTGAAAATATGGCAATTGGATGTAAGATAAATTTTAGTGAATGTTCATCTTTTGAATTAAGAAAAAGAACTTAATCCTTATCCAGATCCAGAAGAATGAAGTTGAAGCAACCACCAAGCATCAACTAAATCTGCAATCGGAGATTTATATCTTTTATCCCATCCAAGGGATTGTGTAAAATCATACACAATCCCTTTTCCATTTCTTTCAAAGAATGCATCTACCATTAGAACCTTCGAAGCATCTCCTCGTCCAGTGGCAAATTTCTTTATTTCAGTTGGAGCATATGTCTTTATCTTAGCTCCCATAGAAGCTGCTATAAATTTAACCATTCCAGAGAACTCACCTATATCAAATACTCTACCGCTTGAAGAACTTGATGATGCATAACTATAAGCATATCCTTCAACTGCGAAATCTGAAATATTTCCATTTGATATTCTAGTTATAGCGGATCCAAGAGCTATTGCATTTGTATAATATCTTTCTGCATCAGCTCCATTCGCTATATGCCCTACTACTAAATCTGCGGATATTCCTACTATTCCATTAGTTGTTTTTACAGCTTTCTTTAATCCAGTCTGGAAATAAAATTCACCGTTCTCTGCTGCAATTCCAGTTCCATTTATAGACAGATCACCTGCTATTATCATCTCGTTCCTCCATTCTTGATTGTATTTAATACCTATAAATAGAATTGAAATAGTCAAACCAATGTCATTATAGACATCCTGGATATTGATAGGGAGCCAATCTTTGCCTATAGAAGAAAATTACAAGAACGTCGAACTGGACTTTGAACTAGCTAAAAAGACTGCTTCGAAAGAAAGAGTAAAGGGTTTTGATCCTTTCGGTACAGACTTTCTTAAAGGTGTGGTAAAAAAGTCTCCAATAGAATTTGGAGCTATTTTAGACACATCTTTTAATAGTTTCCTTGTGTCTATAATACCATACACAAATAATATAGTTAGTAATTTTAATGCTAATGCTGAATATGCTTCTACTTTTGTTAAGAGTGTAACTTTTCCATCTATATCATTTGAAGATGAACCTTATCGCAGAGGTGGAAGAACTTATCATGCTGCCACAGATTTTAATGTAGATAAAATTACTTTAACTTGCTATAATGACAGAGGTTATAATTCTCATTCATTTTGGCAGTCATGGTTATTCGCTATAATGGGCGGACAATCTGGTAATCAACTTCTTGCTCAAAGGAAATTTCCGTTTGAGTATAAATCATACATAGATATATACAAAATAGATAGGTTCACAGATGGTTCAAATAATACCGGTCCAAATAAAGGTATTTTTACTGTAAGAACTGTTGGTGCTTTTCCAACATCTGTATCTGCTTTTTCTATGGATTGGGATTCGAAGAATGCTGAAACATTTGAAGTAGTATTATCTGTAGATGAAGTTGAGTTTTATCCTGGAAAGATTGTTCCAAAAATTTCAAAGTCAAAGGTTTCTTCAAGTATTGCAAGTTACAATTCTTCATCTTCAAAACAACAGTCAGCTATGTCTTTTGTAAAGAAAGCTGATACTGGAAAAGTAACTCAATCTGAATCAGCTGCACTTAGATTTGCTAAGACACTTGGAAAAGCTACATCAGAAAAACTTATAAGAGCTGGTAAAAACTTACTTATAGAAACAGAATATAGAATAAAAGATAAAATAGATAATGAACTTCCACAATGGGCTAGAATTGGTGATATAATTAGATTTGATTCTAATGGAAAAATAATATTTAATGATGATGTTCTTATAAGCAGAATAGCTACTTCTATAGCCGGAAGATTAAGTGAATATGGTAATTCTGCAGCAGATGCAATATTTGGTGGAAATGATCCAAATTCATATGAAGCTGAAATAGATCCAACTGATATACCGAGTAATTATACATCAAATGATAGAGCTGTATCTTTAATAGCAGCTGCTCTTGCATCTTCACTTTATCCAGAAACATCCATTGGAGCAGAAAATGTAATAAAATCTGGTATATCTAATCTTCAACAAAGATCTGACTCAGCACAAAGCATAATATCAATGTCTGTAATTTCTAATAATAATTCTAATGCTGCTGCTTTAGAATCTTTGGCTGAAGACATCATAGAAAGAGAAATATCTTCTATGGTGTATGGGAGGGCTTCATTTTGAGAAAGTTTTTTGAATCTTTGGAAGAAATAAATTATATTGTATCTGGAAAGACTAAATTAATAAAAGATATGTTTTCTATCAATGAATCTTTTGATAAAACTCAGAAATACAGAGATAGTGAAGATTACTATATTTCATATGAAGTAACAGATGGTGAATGTATAGAAGATGTAGCTGCTAGTGAATATGGAGATAAAGCTCTTGAATCTGTTTGGATAATAGCAGTAATGAATGAAATGATGGATTTTCTTTTCGATTTTCCAATGAGTGGTACAGAATTAGAAAAATCAACAGGCTATACAGAAAAATCTGGAAATATAACATCTACAATGTTTGATACGGTTGTAGAATTAAACGATAAAAAGAGGATAATAAAAGTTTTAAAGAAAGAATATCTCGTTCAATTTGAACGTGATTTCTTCGGAGACTGAGGAGGATAAGATGGGTGAATTTCTACAGTACAGACACACCAGCATTATCGATGGAAGTACTATTTCATTTGGACCTATGCGTGTAAAACATCAAATGGCTTTAGTAGAAATGGAAGATACAATTACATCTGGAGATGTTTCCGGTGAAAGTTTTACAGAATTATTAAAAAGTATAATCTTTGGACTTATTGATAGAACTGGGTCTAACTTGTACATGATTGATTATGAAATGCTTTTGTTTAAGATAAGATCAAAAAGTTATGGAAATGAAATAAAGTTTAGAAAAATATATGGAACTGAAGAATATAATTTAATATTTGATACAGATAAAGATGTTAATATAATTGGTGAAGAAAATAAATCTTCTATAACAGTTCCTTTATGTGATGGTAGAAGTGTTGTTATAACTCCACCAACTGTTGCTGAAGCTGATGCTGCTGAAAAAGAAGCTAATGGCAAATTTAGATTGAAAGATCTTATAACTTTAAGACTATCTGTAAAGAAAATAATTGATGATGAATCTAATGTTACAGATCTTAATAAAGAAGCTGCTAAGTCTTTATTTGAAACAATAGAAATAAAAGATTTAGAATTAATAAAAAAAGAATTTTCAAAATTTCCTATTCTTTCAGCTATGAAAGAATATTCATTCGGAGAAAATAAATTTACAGTAAATGCTGGAGATTTCTCGTCAAATTTTTTCGTTCTATAATGACGCGTGGTGTAGACCCGATCTCCATGTTCAGGTCTATCTTCTTTAATATAGATGCTATGAAGATGCCGCCGTCAGAGGTTTATAATTTAAATGTAAGAGATTGTGAGATATTACAAAATATGTGGATAGTTGAAAGAAAAAGAGAAATTGAAATTAGAAGAAAGGGAAGAAAGTGAAGAATGATAATAAATTTACTATATTTCTCTGTATGGCTAGAGAAAGATGGTCTGGCTGTAGAATGAAAAAGAATTTATGCTGTGCTAAATGTGAATCAAGAGAAGACTGTATGATAGATTATTCAATTAATTTTGGTAATAAAAAACGACCATGTGATCCAGATGATATTGAAGATTGTGATTTTCTGGAGACTATAACTTGAACATTCAAAGACCATTCGGTACAGACTGGCCAAAACAGCCTACGTTAAACGAGGCTACAAGAGCAGCTAGAAAGCATAGGACAGACGCTCATCCTTCAAGAGAACCTAGAGAATGGGGAAAAGATGTCAGCAGACGATCTATTACAATTAGATCAGATCTGTCTTTTGCTACATGGTACAGAATGGTTACTTCTTCAGGTGAAAGAACTTTTACTGGGTTTGCTCCTGGTAAACTTTATCACTATGGTTATAGACCAAAATATGCTGAGTCACTTCCTTTCTTTGATGTAAAACCACTGCAATATAATGTTAGTTTAACCTCCTTTTATAAATAAAAATAAAAGGAGAAATAAAATGGTTGTCTACAAAAGTATCAATCTAATGAATGGAAAAATTTATATTGGTCAAGATATTCATAATAACCCAAACTATCTTGGTTCTGGTAGATATTTTAAAAGAGCATTAGAGAAATATGGAAAAGAAAATTTTAAAAAAGAAATATTATGCGAATGTTCTTCTTTAAAAGAACTTAATGAAGCTGAGATATTCTGGATAAAAGAATTAGATGCACAAAACCCAGAAATAGGATATAATATTGCTAATGGTGGACGTAGTGGATTTACCGGATATCATTCTGAAGAAACAAAGAAAAAAATGAGTATACTAGCAAAAAATAGAATTAGAAAACCACATTCTGAAGAAACAAAGAAAAAAATTGCAAAAGGTAATACTGGTAAAATTGTTTCTGAAGAAACTAGAAAAAGAATAAGTGAAAAAAGTAAAGGTAGAAAAGGAATGTGGACAATTTCTGAAGAACATAAAAGAAGAATAAGTGAAGTACATACAGGAAAAAAATTATCTGATGAAACAAAAGAAAAAATAAGAATTAGTTTATTTAATTATAGAAATAAAAAACTTAATACCAACGGTAAAATAAATGAATAAAAAAATAGATAGTAAATATTTTAAAGGATCTGTTAACTATGTTCAAAATGATCCATTTGGAAAAATAAAAGAAATTAAGGATAAACATAATTTTCGTCATGATCCAATACAATGGCTTAGAGATATTCAAACTAGAGATGAATATAGATTTTCTGGATTTAAACCTGGAAAAATTTATCATTTTCAATATCAACCAAAATATAAAGATATTTTAAGTTTTTATGATAGAAAACCATTAATAATTTTTTTAAAATTTAAAGATCCAGAACATTTTTATGGATACAATTTGCATTTTTGTTCGATGAAACTTAGAGAAAAAATATTTTCTGAGTTTGAACAACATAATAAAAATAGAAATATAACTTCAGAAACAGCATGGACATCATTACCAACTATTCAAAAATTTTATCCATTTATTTTAAGAATGTATATTATTAATAGAATTCAAGAAAAAATTTATAATATTCCACAAACAGTATATGATATGGAAAATGTAAAACTTTTTCCAAGTGAATATTTCTTTAAAAAATCATCTAATGAAATATTTAAATTATCAATGCAACATTATCTTAATAGTAGATTATAATGTCATGAGAGAAGAATTATTCGCTGAATTTGATGATAGACAAGGCGATGCAGCTACAGTAAAATTACAAACTTGGGAAAAGCTTGGAGTATTATCTAGATACTATCCATTTATGGTACGAAAATATCTGTTCAAAAATATACTTGGAAAAGTTTACGTTATACCACCTGGAATTATAAGTGCTGAAAATGTTAGAAGATTTGAAACAGAAAAGTTTTATAAATTAACTTCAGATCAAATATTCGCCCTAGCTGAGGCGCATGCAAGGAGAAAGAGTTGAGAAAGTCTAGCAGAAAGCCTGGCGGTCCTTACAGGACGAGAAAACCAACAAGAGCAGAAAAAACTATGTCTGCCGCTTCTGGTGCTTCCGCTAGAGAATTCTCCGAAATGGACTTTGCTACACCAAATGTGAAGAAACATTCTTTAAGAGATCCTTTCAGTGGAAGATATACAACTGCTGCTACTCTATCAGAAACTATGAGAGATGCAAGATCTTATGCTGCAGCTTCTATGGTAAAGATTAGAGAAACGATGAGCAAGCTTCAACTTTCTATATTAAAAGCAACATCTGAGACTAATCGTGCAGCTAAAGATGCTGCTGAAAAAGCTTTAAAGAAGTTTGAAAAAGCAGATGAAAATTTTACAGAAGTATCTAAAGCACTTTATTCTGGAGCAGAAAAAGCTGGATCAAATGTAATAAAGAGTGTTCAACTTCTTAGATCTGAAATAGAATCTCTTTCAAATAATGTAGCAGAATTATCAAAAAATGGAATATCTTTAGACGAATCAGATGTAAGTAATATGATATTAGCTGTAAAAGAAAAAACCCCTGGTTCTAAAGTTGATGTAGCAGATATATTAGTTCCAGTACAAGATAGACAAGAATCAAACAGAGATAAATTAACTGACGTAATGGATTATGTTACTACTGTTCTTGAAAATGATATAGCTAATCATTTAAAGAAAAGAATAGAATCTGGATTTATTAAAGATGTAGCTTTAAGAAAGACTTTAAGAGAACAAGTTCTCGGTGAAACTGAAAAACAAGATCGCCGGGGAAGAATGCATATATCGAAATTTGTTGAAGCTGGAGAAGATGCTTATCTTCCATCTGTATCACAAGCTGTATCTGAAATGAAGAAAGAAATAGCTAATGTTTTAAGTGGTGGAGATACGGCTAAAGCTGCTGAAAGGTTTACAGATTTAACTGAAGATGCTTTTAAAAGATTAGATAAGATCTTTTCAGAAGAATCAGGATATCTTGCTAAAAATCCTGGTGTAGAAAAAAGAGATATTGGTATAGCATCAATAGCATCAAGTGTAAGAGATTTAAAAGAGCAGTTTTATGTAAATCAAGATGAATCAACAACCGGAACATCTTCAAGTATATCTGAAGAAATAGCAGAAGCAGTTCTTGGAAAAAATAGAAAACTTAGAATAACTCCAGAAGCTGAAGAAGCTTTAGCAAATGCATACAGTGGTAGAATGAGTAAAGTTTCAGATTATATAATGTCTGCTGCTAATCTAAGTAAGAAAGAATTTGAAGCAGTTGATAATGCTAAGAAATTAACATCAGAAGCTCCAAGTGGAGATTATGCTCAAGTTTTGTCCGAAATATTCTCAGAGATGGTTCAAGCAAGAGTAGATAATCCAGATGCAGCTTCAGCTTATGAAGAAGTACATAAATTATCTGAAAGTTTATATGCTGTTTATGATTTAATGAAAGATTCAAATGATGCTACAGATGAAGAACTTGAATTTTTTAAAGATAAACTTGGACCTTCTATAGATAATTTACTTGATGAAACAGAAAAAGCTAAGAAATCAGAAGATAGTTCAAGAAGAAGATCAAAAGTTATTGAAACTATAGCTTCAGCTAGTGGAATTCCTATACTTGAGGATATAGTTGAGTTCTTCTCATCTAGAAAAGATAAACAAAGTAAAGAAAGAGCTGAACAATTAGAACAAAAGAAATCTGCTGCTGAAAAGATAATGGAAGCATACCAGACTAAAGTTATTTCTAAAAAAGATAAAAATAAGTCAGATTATTTTTCTAAGTATGAAGAATCTATGCCAGAAAAAGCTGATGCTGGTGAAATTCTTCAATCAGATGAAGAGTCTAAAAAAGAACAAAAAAGAACTAATTCAATTTTAGAAGATATACGTGAAATCTTTAAGAGAAATGAATCTGCTCCTGATAATGAAGAAAATAAAAAGAGCGGAATAATTGATTCAACTCTTGGATATATGGCTGGAGCTAAAGGTCTTAGTATGGTTAGTAAAGTTGGAGCTGTTATTGCTATGTCTTTAATTCCAATCATTGCTGGTGCATTAGCATATTCTATTACAAAAAAGGTAATTGGAAATAAAGAAGAAAATGAAAGAGAAAAGAAAGAAAAGTTCTTAGCTTTGAAAGAACAATCTCCTGAGTTATTTGCTGAAGCTGAGAAAAGATATCAATCTGATTTAGCAACTGCTGAAGCTGATGCAAAGAAATTCTCACCAGTCTCAAGAGAAGCAGGAGAAGCAAATAAGAAAGTAGCTGCTCTTAGAAGAGATAGAGAATCACAAATAGTTTCAAGAGCTGAGAAAATAGCTGGAGAAATGGGAATTGAAGCTCCAACTGCTTCAGATGTAATAATCAGAAGAGATTCAGATACTAGTCCAAATATGGGTCTTAAGATAGGTGATCCTAAAAGAAAGCCTGAGATAATAGTTAAAGATGGTGTAAACTTTGAAGGTCTTCATCCAAATATAAAGCAAGGATTATTTGAAGCTGCTAAAGAGATGGCTCAAAATGGTAAAGTTTTAAGAATTACATCAGGACTAAGATCTCGTGCTGAGCAAACTGAATTATTTGAAGCTTATAAAAGTGGAAAAAGTAAATATCCAGCTGCATCTCCTGGGAGTTCTCCTCATGAGTCAGGACTTGCTTTTGATATAGATAAAGGAAATATACCAGCTTTTACTCAGACCGCTGCTTTTAAAAATTACTTCGATCAGCCTTTACCAGGTAATGATCCAATTCATTTTGTTTTTAAGGGAGCTAAATTAAATACTGAAACTGAAGCAGTTGCTCAGACTCCAGAGAAACCAGAAGTTCCTATTTCTTCAGTATATAATAAGACTGAAGTTGCTGCTCAGACTCCAGAGAACCAAAATACTTCAATTCCACCAGTATATAAACCAGAAACAAGTGAAGCAAAAATAGACACCCCACCAGTTGTAACAGATGGAATATCTTTTGAAGATAGAATGAGTCAGATAGAATCTGAGAATGTAAGTTTATCAGCAATAAAAGAAAGCGAATCTGCTAAAGAAGCAGCTTCAGCTGCGGCAACAATAATTCCAGTACCAGTTCCATCAGGTCAATCTCAGTCTTCTCATAGCAGACAATCTGGACAATCCAGCCAACAAGTATCATCTGGACTTGAGAATGATTTGACAGTTCAACATATAGTGTTGTTCACTCTAGATAGGGTAATATAAACAAATGAAGAAACCTGGAGATAAAATATTAAAATACCCTTCTGATCTGACTAAATTTTATGGTGGAGAAAAGAATATAGTCAGTTTTACAACATGTGACTACAGTCAAGCTAGAATGGGCAATAAAGATGGACAAGAATTCGTTGTAGTTAAACCTGATATGAAATCAGCAGTGTATGTAGAATTATCAGAATCTTTCTCAATCGGAGATACTCATGGTTGGGATGCTGGTACTGTATTAGATGCTAATATTATTGATTCTTTAAAAGGTGCTGGTGGTGGATTAGGACAAGCTGGATCAAGAATGGGATGGGGAGCTACGATGGGTATCGCTAATTTTGGTTTAAATAAAATTGGCGGACAATATCTCGGTAATGATGCTTTACAGAATCAGGTTAGAGTATCACGAGGAAGTACTGAAATAAACCCCAACACTACTATGATCTATTCTAGCAGTGGAATACGAACTTTAGATTTTATGTTTGTGATGAGACCTGAGAATGAACCAGAAGCAATAGAAATAAGCAGTATTGTTGATTACTTCAAATATTATTCTAGAGGAAGTGTTCCTAAGGGAGTTGGCGGTATAAGGTTCCCGTATCTTTGGTATATACGCACTTCATCTAAAGCTATAAATTCAATCTTAGAATCTGGTGATGGAGAAGAATCTGTATTCTTCGCATGTACCAGTATTGTACCAACTCTACACACTGATGTACTTTATCATAATGAATATCCACATAGAACTGACCTGTCTCTGTCATTCTCCGAAATGAGAGTTCGTTATAGAACAGATGAATAGACCTAATAAATAGTAAAAACAAACTCGGAGAAATTAGACATGGCTATAAATTTTCCTAATTGGTTTAATACATTTAAAAGAAAAAGTCCAGCTATAGGACCTGAGAACGTTTACAATCCAGTTGTGACTACAAGAGATTATTCTGATGTAGGTGTTGATAGTTCATTCCAAAAAGGTGATATGCTAGCCGCTACTGGACTATCATATCCCACCGTAGTTGGTTCGAATTCTGTTACAAGCATGGGTGGATTTTTTGGAGGTTACTTCTCCTTTAGTGGATGGCAAGGTTCATTTCCACTTCATGTTATGCACAGCTTGGTAAGACTTTATTTATGGATGGGTCAAGATCCAGATATAAGATATGCTATAGATGAAATAGTTAATGAAGCAGTTTCGACAGCATATAATAATGATATAGTTAAGATAGATTTAGATAGTGTAGAAATGCCAAAGTCAATTAAAGAAAGAATATCAGACGAATTTGGTGGTATTCTTGATATGATGGAATTCAAGAGGAAATCCTACTATCACTTCAGTGATTTCTATACAAACGGCAGAATATTTTATAAATTAGATGTTAGTAAGAAAAATGCTAAAGCTGGAATTAAAGGGATAAAAAACTTATCACCATTTGATGTTATAGCATATTTCGATGGTCAGAATAATGTATTCAGAGATCCAGAATCTGTAAAGATAGATTTTAAAAGAGGATATGTTCTTACAGAAAATGCCTTTAGAAATGCTTATTATCTTGGTATGACTAATCCAGCTGTAGCAGCTGGTACTCCAAGGATGAGTAATTATTATGTTGCCGTTCCTGAAGAATTGGTAGTTTATCAGCACACTGGATTATCTGACTGGCGTTCAAATGTTCCAATATCATATCTTCATCTTGTACTAAGGACTCTTAATCAACTTAGAAACCTTAGAGATGCTATGATAATTTATAGAATGACTAGAGCTCCTGAAAGATTTGTGTTTAATGTTGAAGTTGGAAAAATGCAAGCGGCTAGAGCTCAGCAATATGTAGCAGAAGTAGCATCGAAACTTAAGCAGACTATAAGTTATGTTCCAGAAACCGGTCAGTTTAAAGACATGGAAGAAAAGCTTCAGATATACAAAGATTGGTATTTCCCTAAGGTAGACGGCAAAGGTACAGATGTAGACGTTCTTCAGAGCGGTAACATGCAGGGTCAGTTAGAGGAAGTCCAAGCTATTCGGAAGGACCTGTTCATGCAACTGTTCATCCCTCCGAACAGATATATTGATGATCATTCAATGATGAACTTCGGTTCCATGGGAGACATGGAGAAGTCAGAAGTAAAATTCTTCAAGTTCATATCTAGACTTCAACTACAGTATAGTTCGGTATTTTATGATATGTTAAGAATGCAACTTAGTATGAAAAATATTATGACTGCTAAAGAATTTGATAAGATAAAAGGTTCTATAAAGTTCTCTTGGGGTTCAGAGAACGTATACAGCGAGGCTAGAAACTTTGCTGTTATGCAAAGGAAAGCAAGTGTTCTTGGTCAGTTTGAAAATTACATTGGATCATATGGCATATCTGAAGATTGGATTACGAAGAATGTTATGGGATTCACTGATGAGGAAATAAAAGATAATGAAAGTACAGTTTTAGATTCAATGAAGAAAAAGAACTACCGCGACAGAATTAAGAATGGCCAGATATTGTTCGATGAGAATGGTAAAGAAATAAAAGATCCGTATGGAACAGGTGGTGGTGGAATGGATGCTAGTGGTGGTGGAGAAGCGCCCGCAGATGGTGAAGAAGTTCCACCTGAAGAAGGTGGTGGAGAACAACCAGAAGGTGAAGCTGGAAATGCAGAAACGTCTGGAGAAGATAAAGAGAAGACTGAAAGCGTATTAATAGTTAAATCTAGATTTAAGGATCTTCTGTTAGAGAGGTTAAAAGATAAATGAAATTTTATCAAATAACAGAATCTATTATATCAGATAAGAAAAATCTTTATGATAAATCTCCATCTGATATAGCTAAATTCTTTGTAGAATCTAGTGGAAGAAAGTTAGATGTAGCTAAGTCTAGATTAACTTTCTGGAGAAATAGACTTAGAACAAGAGATAAAAATCCAGAAATAGAAAAGAAGTACAGAGATGCTTTAAATATTATAAATCGAATGGCTGGAAGAAGTTTAAGAAGTAAAGGACATACTGATAATGATTTAATAAGAAAAACAACAGATGATAGAAAATATCTTATGGCTATTTCAGAGCTTAAAAAAGAAGCAAAGAGATCTGGAAAATATGTATCAGATAAAGAAGCAGGAAATATAATATCAGCAGTGTGTGAATTTACAAGAACTGACTATGCTGATATAAGAAAATATCAAATAGCTGATAATCCAGAAAATTATAACGATACTTTTAAAAAATACTCAGAACAAATTGAAAAATATATTTCTTTAATGCCAAAGTATAAAGATGGAACTGTTTATAGAGGTATACAAGTAGGAAGTTTTGGTGAACCAAAAGATATAAAAAAATTTGCATTTTTGAAACCAGGTGATGAAATAGATATGCGTGGAACATCATCTTGGAGTAGTAAAGAAGATGAATCACATGTTAAGAGAAGAAATATTAAGTTTGTTTTAGAAAAGCCTTTAACTGGAGTATCTGTTAATTTAGTTTCTGAGTTTCCAGCTGAAGATGAAGTTACTTTTTCTAAAGATTCTAGATTTTATGTAAAAAAAGTTAAGCTCAAAAAAGATCCGGAGCTGTCTGGAGATTATGATGAAAATTCAGATAATTATTATTCTTTTATGCATGTTTACATATATGTAGAGGAAAAGGAATAATTTAATATGAAATTTTATTTTATATCTGAATCTATAATATCAGACAAGAAAAAGCTATTAGATAAAAATCCAATAGAAATAGCTAATTATTTCATATCTTCAAGTAATAATAATATCCAAGCTGCTTTAAATAGAGCAGTCTTTTGGAGTAATAGAATAACTTCAGATAGAAAGAATAGTTTTCAAGATAAAGAAAAAGTAAGAAAAGTAGTAGATATAATAAAATCTATGATAGGAAAAGTAAGTATTACTGGTCATCATAAAGATGTTTTTGATCAAAATAAAGAAATTCATTTTTTTAAAAATAATGATCAACATGATGAAAAAGATAGATTAAAACATGCAAGAAAATTAATCATTTCTGATGCAAAGAAAAATGGTTATAAAATAAATGAAGATCATGCATATGATATGATAAAGTCTGTGTATGATTTTACTGATTCAGATTATGAAGTTATGAGAAAAATTCAAAGTGATCCAAATTTTAAATATAATGAAGATGAAAAAGATAAATTAAAATTAAAAAGTAAATATATAGAACAATTTATAAAAATGTCTCAAAAATTTTCTGGAAATACAATATATAGAGGTTTAGAATTTGAATTATATAAAAGTTTAAAAGAAACATATGAAAAAAATATGAAAATAGTTAAAGGTTTTTCTGAATTAAAAGAAGGTGAAGAAGTAAATATGTTAGGTACTTCTTCTTGGACTAGTAATAAAAATGAACGTCATGTAAAAGAAAGTAATATTATTTTTATATGTAATAAACCAAAAAACGGAGTACCAGTTAATCATGTTTCTAGATATCCAAAAGAAGATGAAGTTATGTATTCAAAAGATGCAAGATTTATAGTTAAAAAAGTTGAAGTTAAAAAGAATAAAGAAGGTGATATAACAAAGATAAAAATCGAAGTTGAAGAAAATAACATTTAATATATGAGGGTATTATGAATTACTCTGAAAGAGAAAAGTCAAGAGCTAAATCTGATAGAAATATAAAAGTTACTTCTCCAGACGGTAAAGTTATCATAGATACTTCATCATTATCGAATAAAAAGACTAAGTTTAGCGATATACTAAATTTAAAATTGAAAATAGAACGCAATCCTAGTGATGGATCAAAAAAGTATTGGATAACTGGACCAAAAATATTTTTTGAATTTCCAGATGGTACTACTGAAGATGAAGCAAGAGAAAAGTTGAAAGAAATGAAGAAAGGGAAGAAATGAAATTTAGAGATATCATAGAAGATGAAGGTGGAGAAGCTTCTCCAGCTGTTAGTACTATTACTACTGATGATATAGCTCAGTTTGGAGATAGAATTGGAGCAAAGAAGAAAAAGAAGCCTCCCATCGCTAAGAAACCTCTTGTCAACTGGAGAAAGAACCATGTAGAAGTAGAATCGCTAGTCGCGGAAAGAGATTACAGCGAATTCGACGATCTAAAGTCTGCTTATCCAGCTAAAGATTCTTACTCTATTTTTACTGAAACAGATCCAGCGACGAAAGTAAAAAGATACATCATAGAGAAAAACAACAAAATAGTCTTTGGTCCGACCACTGACGAGAAAGCTGCTAGGTCTAAGCTAAACGATCTTAGAACAAAAAAATAGGATATAATGGAGTAACTAAACATTATTACTTAAAGGAATTATTAAAATGAAATTTAAAAATATTCTTTTAGAAACATCTAAAATTAATGATTCAGAGAAGATTATAACTAAAGAAAGACTTAATAGTGGAAATTCTAATGGATTAGTTAGAGAACTGATAAATAAGGCTGAGAACGACGGCTCAAAAAATCCATATGCTTCTGCTCTTAGAGCTATTAATGATTATGTCTTGAGAAATAAAGAAAAACTTTCTCCAGAAGAAATGAATGTTCTAATTAGAGCTAGAAGATCATTGAGAGCAACAATAGGAAATTATTGATTCTAAGGATAAGTATAAAGAAAAGAAAAGAGAAGCAATGAGAAAACCTCCACTGAACCAAAATTATAAAAATATAAAATAGGAGATCTAATATGAAGTTCGTACAGATGATGGAAGATGATAATAGCAGATTCAAAGAACTTACTGACAAAATAGCAGAGCTTAAAGGAGAAATGAATAGTAATCGTGGATCTGGGGCTGGGGCTGGAGAGCAACATAACCTAATTAAAAGTGATTACATCTATTATAAGAATGAATTAAAAAACCTTAAAGAAAAAATGAAATTGAAAGCAAAGACTACTAAATGAGAAAACCTCCACTGAACCAAAGAGGTAGAAGAAATGTAAAAAGAGGTGTATATATACTCATACACCCAGAGAAATACATTGGAGATTGTAACAATGTAATTTATCGTTCAGGATTAGAACTTGCATGTTTTAAATTTCTTGATGCTAATTCAAATGTTAAAAGATGGGGAAGCGAAATTGTTCAGATTCCATATTTAGATGCAAGTACTGGAAAGAAAAGAACTTACTTTGTCGATTTATATTTTGAATCAATAACTTTAAATGGTTCAACAGATAAAGTCTTGGTAGAAGTAAAACCGTCTAATCAGACAATTCCACCAAGATCAGATATGAAGAATTACAGAGCAGCTGCAGCTGAGTATGCTAAGAACATCAGCAAGTGGACAAGAGCTAGAGAATGGGCTTCTCAGAACGGTGCAAGATTTGAGATTATAACCGAGAAGGAAATACATTAATGAAATTCTCAGCAATCCTTGAAGAATCTATGTCTTTAGAATCTTATAGAAAATTCTCTAAAAAATTCTTTGATAAACTTCCAGAAGATATTAGAATATCTATAAGTCATTATTCTGGAATGGGTTCTAGAGCTGTTAATATGTTTCTTACTTCTGGAAATGCTGGTAGTGGATGGCCAAAAGATTTATTAAAAAAGATAATAAAAGACATAGAATCAATTTCTCAAAATAATGCACTTAAGAATAGTATAGTTGTTTTTAAAGGAGTAAAATACAAACCGAAGGTTGGAGAAAGTTTAAAGACTCCTGGTTTTATCAGTACATCTGTAAGTAAAGAGATAGCTGAATCTTTTGCTGGATCAGATGGAACAGTTATAATGATAAATCTTCCAATTGGTACAAAAGCATTCCCAATTCCAAATTCAGAATTCGAAATGCTTCTATCAAAGCAATATCAAATAAAAATAATTAAATATGATAAAAATATAGCAATTGGAGAATTAAAGTGAAATTCTCAACAGTACTTAAATCTAATGAAAAGCCTCTTTATTCTGAGACACCAGATAAAATAGTTAATCATTTTTTAAAATCTTCTAAAAATGATAAAGATATTGCTTTAAAAAAATTCATATTTTGGTCTAATGGTCTTAAAAAGAAACTTAACTATCAAAATAATAAAATATATGTATATAATGTAGAGACTGCTAAAAAGATATTATCTAAAAAAGATGAAGAGCATGAAAATTCTAAAATAGATTCTATGATAAATAATTTTAATTTTTCTGAACGAACTAAAAATAGTGTAAAATTAGCATTGGAAACTGGATTTAATTCTTTCTCAAAAACAAAGCTTAGTGATGAAGAACAGTCATTTATAGATTCGCATGTTTCTGGAGATCCTAAAACAGAAAAAATAAAACCAAAATTACTTAATAATGTTAAACATCCAGTTTCTGTATATAGAGCATATAATGATTCTGATATAAAAAAAGATACATTCATTTCTTTTACTTTAAGAAAAGACTGGGCAGAAAATACAGCAAATGATAATGATCTTAAAGTAATGAAGTTAAATCTTATAGTCGGAGATAAAGTTTTATTTGTTCCATTCTATAATAACAAACATATAGTAGAAGTAGAAGTACTTATTCCAAGTAACTTAGTTAAAGAAAGAAATTAATAAAATATAGCAATTGGGGAATTAAAATGAATAAATTCTCAGCAGTACTTAAATCTAATGAAAAGCTCCTTTATTCTGAGACACCGGATAAAATAGCTAATCATTTTCTAAAATCTTCCGAAAATGATAAAACTGCTGCTTTAAAGAAATTTATATTTTGGTCTAATGGTCTTAAAAAATTAAACATTACAAAATATGATTTTAATATAGAAACAGCAAAAAAAATATTATCATCTAATAATAATGATAAACCGTGGAATGAAATACAAAAATATAATGGGATGGATGTAGATAAAGAAATGAATCAAAATATAATGGATAGACTTAATTCTAAAACTCATATAATTAGTGTTTGTAGTGGACATCCTAAAGATTCTAAATTAGCAATTGATGCAGGTGCATCAGAATATCCTCATTTTATATTTAGTGTTTATAATCCAAGGGATTTTGAAAAAACAGTAGAATATATTAAATCTAAATTAAAATCAAAAGATACAAAAATTAATGCTCATGCATGGGGAGGACCATATGGAAATTGGGTTGTTTGGAATGATAAAGAAGGTTGGAGAAATCATAAATTTCCAGAAGATCCTCAAAAATATAAAATAGACCATATTTCAATTACTGTTGAATCAACTATAGCACATAATGGAAAAAATCAAAAAATGTTAAATAATTGGTGGGAATTAATTACAAATAAACTAGAAGAATTGGATAACATATGACATCAAAATTTTCAGCAATATTAGAAGATTTCGAAGCCAATGAAGATGGAGCTAAAAAGAAACTTGAGGCTCTTGAAAGATTATTGGTAAGAGTTGGAGCTAAACCAGGTGCTCAAAGAGTTCAGGCTCTAAATAATGAAAAGACAGAATTTAAGACTCTGCTTTTCTTTAGAATGAATAATTCTAAAGGTGAACCTGTTGAACTAATGGCTGGTCATATAGATGGACAAAATAGAGCAAATAATTATTCTGTTCATAGAAAAGATGGAACAACAAGAGCAGACAAGAACACATATATCGATGTCGTAAGAGATTCTCCAAAAGATGTTAAAGAAAAACTTCAAGAATTAGTTAATAAGATGGCAAATATAAATGCTGGATTCAGAGAGAAACTTAATTCTCGTGGATGGAATAAAGAGTGAAATTTAAAGATACGATAAAAGGAATTAGAGATATACCACTTAAAAATGGTGGTTCTAGACTTGTACCAAGAAAAAATGGTAAATTTTCTGTAGCTAATGCTGGATGTAAAATATGCAATAGTTGCGGACAAATAATATGCAAAGATACAAAGAATGTTGGTTCAGAACAATTTCCTTTCTTAAAAGAAACTTGGCCAGATAAATGTCCGTCTTGTGGAAATAAGGAATTTAAATGATATTATCACAAAAACCAGAGAATCCATTTCAGATATCTAAAATTGAAGTAGATGGTTTAGATTTATCTAAACATTTCGCTTCTTTAGTTATAGAAGAGTCTATTTTAAGATCTTTTCCTTATGGAACTCTTACTTTATCTAGAGAATTCTTAGATTATATGTCAGACTGGGATGAAGTAGAAATTGGATTCGTTGGTAAAATTGTAAGTATTTCTTGGACTACAGATCTTGATAATGGTAAAAATAAAAGGAATGCTGACTTTTTAGTTTATGGATGTAATAAAGATACTAAAGATACCATATCTCTTCTTTTATGTTCTAAAGAAGCTCCAGAATTTTATACCAAACAGTTTTGTGATTACTGGGAAGATACAGAAACCAGCAACATTATTTCAGATATTCTTAAGAAACATTCAGGAATAAAGAAATCAAATGTAACTCCAGCTACATCAAAGGTTACATATTCAAATCCACTCCAGTGGACTCCAGCAGCTGCATGTAAATATATCGTTCCAATGATGGATGGAAGTGATGGTTGTGCATATTTCTTATTTTCTTCTATTGGTGAATCTGGAATAGAAACAAAATGTATGCCATTCAATAAAATGACTAAGGATGATTCTGATGAAAAAATAACTTTACTTTCTAAAATACCAGATGATAAAAGAGAAGTTAAAACTAATCTAAGTACTGCATTATATTTTGACTTTAATCCAGCATCTAATAATATACTTCAGCAACTATCTGATAATGAATTTGGATTATCTGTAATAGAATATGATGTAAAGACAGCTACACAAAAGAATTCTAATATAAATATGTTAGAGAAGAATGTATCAAAGATTGGTTCTAAAAGTGGATTAACTGAATTATATGATTCCTCTTTTAGAAGTTCTTTTAGGTTTTCTGGATTAAATGCTCAAACTTCAGAGAAGAGTAAATCAGTTCATTATTTTGTTTCAAATAGTAATATTAGACTTACTCTTCCTGGTGTTAGTTCTAGAAAAATTGGAGTTACTATAGATGTAGATCTTTACTCTGAAAAGAATCTTATAACGGATCCAAGAAGTGAGAGATCTGGAAAGTCGGTTGTAACTATTATTAAACATCATTTTACACCATTATCATATTTTCAAATTGTATCTTGCGTGAAAACTGGATTAAACAAATGGAGAAAGAGAGAATCAATATGAGCAATAAAGAAGACGGAAAAGAACTTCACAGAGCGGCTCTTAATTGCGCAGCTAAAAGAGATTATGCTGGTTTCAAGAAGAATATCAATGACATAATGGAGAATAAGTTTGACGCTAAAACTACATCAATTGCGCCGACTTTTTTCACTAAAATCGAGGAATAATGACTGAAAGAGACACTGCTCTATTCGAGTCATTCGGTGAAACGGTTGTAGAAGAAGTATGTAATGAAGGTGAAGAAAAGAATTATTATCTTTCTGGATTGTACACCGAATGCGACGTAAAAAATGGTAACGGAAGAACTTATCCTACCTCTATTGTTGAGAGGGAAATAAATGGAAAGATACTTCCAAAGGTTAAAGCTGGTACAGCTTTTGGTGAATTCGGCCATCCTAAGACTTTAGCTGAAATGCCAAGCATAGATCCATCAAGAATTGCTCACCGTATAGTAGAAATACAGAAAGAAGGGAATAATATTTTCAGAGGTAAATCTGTACTTGTTCCTGAAGGTCTTGGTAAAGTAGCTATTGCAATGGTTAAAACTGGCGGTGTTTTATCTGTTTCATCTAGAGGTGTTGGTAGAGTTAATAAGCAGACTGGAGTTGTAGAGAGCAGCTACAATATGTTTACGTATGATGTAGTGCTAAATCCAGGAATGAAGAAAGCAAACCAAACAGCTGTCATGGAGAATCAAGAATTCTTCGTAAATCAGATTGGAGTGTTTACTGAGGAGGAGTGGTACAAAATTGAAAAAGATAGATCAAAAATGTTAGATGCTACATTCTTTAGAGCTGACCTTCTTAGTGGGTTAGCTGAAATAGCAAGGAGTTAGAGAAAAAAATTAAATTATAAATAGAATTGAATAATAGAAGTAAGATAACAAAAAGAACCAGAAAGGAAGGTTTAACAGATGTCTAATAAAATAAAGACACTGTTCGATGAACTCAGAAGTAAGTACCCTGAAGTTATCTCAGAAGAGTTCGCATCGAAAGTTGTCGCAGTTGTAGAAGAAATCGTAGAATCAGAGAAGCAGAAAGCTATTGATGAGATTAGAGAAACTGAATCTGAAAAGATTCGTGAAGAAATCTCAGAGGAAGTAAAGGATCAGTCTGAAAGTGAGATCGAGAAATTAGTTAATACTCTTGATGTATTCTGTGAAAATGCTGTCAATGAATTTTGTGATAGCAAAGCAGAACTTCTAGAGGAAGCTACTAAATCTACGATTAGCTCAGTTCTTGCTGAGAAGATGAAAGAAGTCTTTGAGACTTATGGTATTGTTACCGAGGAATCAGCTGAAGTTAAAGCTGATCTTGAAAAGCAAGTTGAAGAACTCAACGAAACTATCGGTAACATGGCTGATACTATTTCTGAACTCAGCGAAGAAAAGAAAAAGTCAGATGCTATCTCAGTCGTCGATGAATTCTGCAGTGAAATGAATATGACTGACACTGTCAAGTTCTATAAGCTGATTGAAGATTATGATATCGATGATGTTGATAGTTTCAGGGAAAAAGTTGAGTCTCTCGCTTCTGTCTTTGAACAAGGTAAAGAATCTGATGAAGACGAAGACGAGGATGAGGACGAAGATCCTGAAGATGGTGGTGGTAGGAAAGTTGAAAAGAAAAATATTAAAGATTCAGATGAAAAAGAAGATAAGTGCGAGTCTGATGACGAAGACGCTTCCTTCATCTCGAGAGTTAGAAAGAATCTTAAAAAATAAAATAATGTAAGTTGAAGTTAAAATAGTTATTAACACATAAACAAAGAGGGAAGCCAGAGAAATGGCAGATAAAAGGAAAGACATCGTTAAGGCTTATATCAAAGCGGTAGAAGCCGAAGACAACACCGCTTTTGCTAATTCAAGAGTTAAGCATATAACTGAAGTTGTTCTTGAAAACCAGATAGATCATTACATCGAGACTTCTGGTAAGACTTTTGATTATATCGCTAATCAGATCCTTGGTGAAGACGGCACCCTGAATGAGACCGCGGCTGGTTCCTCATTCGCGGATGCTGACGTTGCTAAGTTCGCCGAGATCTATCTTCCGATCGCAGCTAAGGTTATTCCTTCACTAGTTATTAACAACATGGTTGGTGTTCAGCCTATGACGCAGCCCAACGGGTTCGTGTATGCTATGCGCGCGTTCCATGCTAAATCTCCGTATGCTGAATCAACTGATATGCGTGGCATGCGGTACACCAATACACAGATTCTAAACTTTGCGACGGCAACCTCCCTCGCGGTTGGATCTGGTAATTGTTGGTTCATCGCTTCAAGCGGTGCTAAAGGTTACTGCGTTCACAAAGAAGGTACCCTCGCTCTAGTTAAGATCTCAGATGAAGATACTCCGTTCGCTGCTGGTGACACTGCTACTATTGGCAGTTCATCTTCGGTTACTTATTCTACTGCTGATCTTACTGTGCTTTCAATCTATAATAACGAAATTGCTCAGGCTGCCGGTCTGTTCAAGTACTTCTCAGGTTATACCAACAGTGGTTCAGCTGAAGGTTCCGCCGCGTTTAGTACTGATCAGGGTCAGTATCCTCAGAATGTTAGTGAAGTGCAGATCAGAGTTGAGAGAGAAGCTGTTGAAGCTAAGACCCGCCAGCTGTATGCTGAGTATCCGATCGAAGCCGAACAGGATCTTCGCGCGATTCACAAACGTGACCTAAGAGCTGAACTCTCTGAGATCACTGCTGGCGAAATCGTTAATGAAATCAACTCCGAGTTCATCGCCAATATCAAGACTGCTGCTCAGATCGGTGGGTCAACGACCTTCGATATGGAATCAGCTGACGGACGTTGGGAAATTGAAAAATTCCGTTCACTGTGGGTCAGAGTTACACGTGGAGCTAATCAAATCGCTCAGGCAACTCGCTTAGGACCTGGTAACTTCATCGTTGCTAGCCCTGATGTTTGCACTGCTCTTAGTCAGCTCGACGGCTTTGCTGCTGCTCCTCCTAAGGGTGCTTTCGGTGGCATGAGTCCTATCGGTGGTGACTGGTATGTTGGTAAGATCGGTGGAACGATGGATGTTTACCGTGATATGTTCGCTACTACGGATTATATCTCTGTCGGTCGTAAGGGTTCCAATGAGTGGGATGCGGGCTTATTCTTCCTTCCGTACATTCCGCTACAGTTCATCGCAGGACAAACACCAGATAATTTACAGCCAAAACTCAAGTTCCTAACCAGGTATGGCAAGGTTGCTAACGTCTTGCGCGCCTCTTCCAGCCAGGTTGCGGATAGCCGCTATTACCGGTATATTGCAGTTCAGAATCTGTTCGCGAGTTACTGAGCGTAGTAATTCATCTCAGATATCAACAAGAAATGGAACCTTTTAAAAGGTTCCATTTCTAGTTTAGCAGATATCTTATACTGGGAGGAATAACAAGATCAATATCTTTAAGTTCTAGAACCTTGTTCTTCAAAGAATTTATAATCAATTCTTTACAATATTGGAATGTAGAAAGATCTTCTAAAAACCTTTCTACGCCAAGTTCACAGAAGTCAGCTGGAAGCATAGCTTTTTTATCTATAAATCCATCATCATAAACTCTTTCTACATGTATTTTCTTTCTTCCTACTCTATTGTCGAACACATAATTCCATAGATTGTCTGATGATTGAACAAAGTAAGGAATATGAACTGTTCTGTATCCAAGATCTTCAAGTATCTTATCTTTCTTTTTGTCTCTTTTTATCTGAGATGATACAGAATAGTGCCTAAATCCGTCGAACTCTATAGCTAATCCAAGATATTCGGATAAAAGATCTGGTTTAAACAAACAATTCGATACTCCAGGAATTCTTCTGTTAACTGAAAATTGATTAGGAAACCATTCAGTAACAAGTTCAATTACTCTTTTTTCTGTAAGATACATACATAACATCCTTTCATTGTTTACCTCTTTGCTCTAGCTATTATCCATTTCTCAGCAGCTGCGATGATTTTAGGATGTGCGTAAGTCAATACATCTTTCCATGTTTGAGTTATAATCGGAGTAAGTCCAATATCTTCTGTCAAAAACTTATATCTGCATGGTCTTCCCGTTTTTAATAGATCTGGATTTGTAATGAATAATTTAACTGCTTCAGCAAGCATCTCAGATGCAGTAGGTTCATATGAAGATAAACATGATTCAAATTGAGTAGAATATACTAAAGATCTCATATCAGGTCTGAAACAATGTTGCACATGGTGACCACATTCATGAGCTGCAACACCAACTGGAGTCATATCAGCTTTATAACCAGGAAATGACCAACTAAAACCAGGATTCTTCACTGCTGGTACGCAGCTTTTAGAGATAACGATAGTCGCTGGCTTTTCTTTCTTTGGAGGAAAGTATTCTCCTTTATATCCTCCACAGTTTACTCCAGTTTTGATAATTGGAATAGAAAGTTTTGGATTATCCTCAATGAACTCCATCACAAGATCGACCCCGATTGTAACTAAGTCGCTTTTCTTGTGGACTTCTGGGTTTACTCTCAATATTGTCATTCATTCTCCTCTGTTTGAATTTTTAATATTTAAAAATATAACAACTGGAGAGCAAAATGTCAACTACTTTTTTCATAATCTACAATTCAGTCTAGATACCATCCAGTCAACTTATCTGACTTTAATATAGGATATTGTATTTTAAACAATAAAGTGCCTCTAAAGTCATTCTATGAACCCTAGAGGCAATTCTGGTTGAATGTTGAAAGTATTTAGTTTTTTCTAAAATGTTCGATAGCAGAAAGAGATTTCTTCATCTGATTTTCATGGCCTTCAACTGGTTTTCTTCCAGCCGTTGTTCTAAAACCCCAACTATCTTTCTTTGATATAGTTGGATTTAACTGATATCTTGCGGTGCCTCCTGGTCTGTTTTTTGAAGGCTGATGCGAATTAAAACCGCCAGGTCGTTCTTTTTTATACCTAATTTCTCTACGATATGTTCCATCTGAATGATACAAATAAACTACATCACGATCATCATTGCTAGCTTTTGTATCAAGATATGCTTTAATACCTTTGCTCTTTTGTTTATCTGTAGTAATTTCTTTCAGACCAATAGTCGAAAAATGGCCGTGTATATCTTTAGCCTCTTCTAATACAGTTTTAAATTTCAAAACTCTTTCTCCTTAGAATTGAAGGATCTTTTTCTGGGTTTCTTATTTCTTCTTCTAATGATTTAATTGCTGCTCCAATTGATGATTTAAACCATCCAGAAATCTTTTCTTTTCCAGATTTATTTTCACTGTTTGGAACCATAACATATGCTCTTATATCTCCATATCTTCTTTCATCAAATTTTACTTTGTAATCTATTCCTTTATAATTTACTTTATGATTTGGAAGAACATCTCTAAGGCCACCCGGTCTCATTGTTTCATATTGAGAAAAATCACGTTCTTCTAACATATCTCCAAATTTCATTTAAATATCCCCTTTTGTTTAAGATGTAAATTATTTTTATTATTTATTTATTCTTCTTTGACTCTGTTTTTGCAGAGCACTGCCATCTTTTTATGATATAGTATTTTGTCTCTAAGTTTTTTAGCTTCACGAAGATGATAACCTGCATTCCATGAAAATGATTTTTTCTTGTCTTCCTTAATATAATCAGCTCTTGATTCTATTTCTTTCTGTCTCTGAATAGCCAACTCCTCACATCTTACAGCTGTTTCTTCACGAGTATCAAATAACATATTTTCATTATGATTTACTGTATATCCACCAGCATAATGATATTCAATCTCAGAATCAGTTTCAGAGTTTGGTCCAGTTGTGGATATAGTTACACCAGTTATTATAACTGATTTCGGTTTAGAAACAAACTTATAATCTTTTATATATCCAGTTGGTGGTTCATAACTATGTGCACAATAATTACATGGAACTATGACTATATCTCCATTTCCAAGTTCAAGTTTTACTTCTTTATTTCTAAAACATATTGGACAAATTTCCTGTACTTCTTGCATACCTATTTCAGCATACCAAACAACATCACCAACTTTGTAAATTTTCATTTTTATCTCCAATTATTTTGTCATTCGATAAATCATAAATCCTAATAATAAAAACATACCTAATAATACAATAACATCAGGGTAAGATGTAGTTTCCATTTATTTTTCATCCTTGTGAAATTCTTTGATGTGTTGGTTTCTTACAATTAATACAATTTGAGTTACCAATAAAAATATTGCCCATGAATTATTTGGATAATGAAATAATCCAAAAAGAACAAAGCCCAATAGAACAAAATCAAGCCATATTATTCCAAACATTTCATTCTCCTTTATCTTTTACAGGGAATACAATTGAAAAAGAACCAACATCGATAATTCTCGATCTTTCATTATTTCCATATTCTTGGATTGTTCTATAACGAACTAATCCATACCAATCTTTTCGAAATATCCACTTAAATCCGCGAAATACGAAATACATTTCATTCTCCTCTGTTTGAATTTCAATAGTAATAATATAAATCATTGGTAGTTAAATGTCAACTAGTTTTTTCAGCAACTTTTATTTTTCTATGAAAAACAGATCTGCATATCGCACATTCTTGAGTAATGACTATATAATTATCGACTCTATCTCTGCCTTCAATACTAAAAGTACCGCAACCACAATTTGGACAATCTTCAAATTCACTATACAAATCCATTGTTGAAATTTCATTTCTGAAAGCTTCAATTTTTCTTTTATAGTTCTTGTTTGATACATAATTACATAAAACTACAATCAAAAATAACATCATAAAGAAACCAATTATACATCCAAATGTTACCAATTGACTCTGTAGTACTGTCATTTTTATTTCTTCCTTCCTATATTTGCAATATTACTAAATTTTACTCTGAAATTCCAGAATGTATCTTCTGTGTTGGTGTCTTTATATTTCACTCTCCATTCTGTTTCAAATTCATTCCAAGTCAAAAGAGCAAACTTAATATTACCATTTTTATCAGTAAATACTAAAGTGTCTTTATCATAAAACATATTGCCTTTGATATTCAGACCAATTTCTATTGTATCAAAATCTACACAATCATCATCTTCTAAATAATCCCAGAAGTTTTCAGCTTTGTTCACAAGTTTCTGAATAGCTATTTTATTTCCATAAACAGTACTCACCAAACTTACTAACCTTATTTCTCTGACAACTTCTTCATTTTTAACTAATCTTATAAAGTAAAATTACTCATTTTATTCCTCTCTTTCCAATCACAGTACATTGCTTCAGTAAGAGTTACAGACAAACCAAGCAATCCACAGATCTTTTTCAAAGCAGATTTTTCTGGAAAAGTTTCTCCATTAAAGAACTTTTCCACCTCTGAATAATCTACTCCAGTTTTCTTTGATACATCATCAACTGACATTCCAATTTTTTCTGATGCTTCTTCAACAAGAACACCTGGATGAATTGAGTAATCCAAAATTTTCTTATTCATAGAACTTTCCTCATTTATAAATAATGTTTGAACGAGTGGTCCTCCATCCTCCTCCCACTCGTACACAGACGGAGCCGCCCCAACTCGGCTCCGTCGCTTTATGTTTTTTGTTCTTCAGCAGTTAATGTAATCGGTACACTGCACTGCTTCTGGAACTCAGAATATGGCAAAAAAGCATTAGCGTGTTTACATTTCTGGCCAAGTTTTTTTCTAAATCCGAAATCTGGACATTCGCAAAATAAATCTCCAGAAGACGTAATAGAAAGTGGATAAAATACTCCTGGTTTCGATGAAGACTCAACATAAGCTACTTTTCTCATCGGTTGAACCTATAAGAATTAGCAGCTTTCTGAATCTTTTCTAGCATTTCAGAAAGATTCATTTCTTCAACATCATACCAACCATCTTTTCTATCTACCCGATTAAGAAGGGTTCTGGTATTTCCAGTAACATACCATCCTTTGGCTACAGTATATGAATAATACTTTACAACTCTGTATACTTTACCAGTATTGATATTACCGCTATATTTTACAACCTTTGTAGCACACGAAAGTCGTTTATCATTGAATACGAATGTTCCGTTTTTCCAATCTTCTGGAGTTGTGATTTCTTCTATTTCAGAAATCATAAGCATATTCCAAAGTTTAACAGTTTCTTTTATCACCAGTCTTCTCCTCCATCAAAGCAGTTATAATCTTCATCAGTTCCAAAACCAACTGAAGCTAGGGCCGAAGCTGCGTCGCCGCCATCCATGGATTCATCTTAGATATCAAAAGTTGAAGTCATAATACATTCCCCACATGGGCTTTACTTTTCCCATCTGAGATATCCATCCATGCTTTGTCAATCTAGCAGTAACAGTTATTGACGATTTCACAAGATCTGTGTAAATAGCCCATCGTTGAATCCCCTCAATATGTTGTTCTGCAAACCTATCAAGCATTACAACCAAAGCGTCTGTTTCTCCACTGTTAACTCCGTTGAGAAGCTTCGTGAAGCATTTGCTTATTCGCATCGTGTTTCCATTAGGCGAAATCCATGACACTGTGTACGGTGTTACATTAGTATAACCTAATACATGAGCACCCCCGCCGAGATAAAACATTCCGTCGATACTTTTCTTTTCTGCTTTTTCGAGGAAATCTTTCTCGACGTACAAAATCCAGTTAAGATCGGAATCAGCAGCTTCTGCCTGAACTTTGAATTCTTCATCATTCATATCACGAATCTGAATGATCTTCTGTCCGTTTGTCAGTGCATAGGTCTTATGTTTCATTGCATTCTCCTCTGTTTTTGTTTTACCTTTGTTTCAATTTCAATAATAATATAAATCATTGATAGTAAAATGTCAACTACTTTTTAATATTCTATGTAATAAATAGAAATAAACAAACACAAAGGAAGAAACAAATGAAAGTTAGACTAAAACAAGAATTCAGAAATGAGATTACTTTAGAAGTATCACCATACAGATACTGGACATTTGTTCCTGGTCATGTTTATGATATTGAAGAAAGAGTTTTCTCAGCAAACAGAAATTTTGTAGAGGCTGTTCAAGAAGAAATCCCATCTCAGCCTCCAGTCGAGTTCGATAGAAATGTTATGTTTCAAGTTAAAGAAGATGAAACTATAAATGATGAAATAGTATTCGGAGAAGAATCTGAACAGACAGTCGAACAAGCTGAGTCCGAAGTACAACCTATATTAGAAAAATCAGAAGTAGTTGTTAAAGAACATGTTAAAAAGATTGAACCATTGTATGGTAAGAAAAGGAGAAAATAAGTGTCTACTTCAATCCCAGCGTCTGTTGAAGATCTCAAAAATTATGTTCTAGCTTCTCTTGGTTCAGATGTAGTTAATGTTGAACTATCTGAAGAGCAGCAGAAAATAGTAATTGAGAATGCTCTTCAAATGTTCTTTGATAGAGTATATGACGCCGTGGATAGAATTTATATGGCCGTGTCTCTTCCAGTCTCTTCAGGTACAGCAAGTTCATGCATTATAAATGTACCAGAATCTGTGATGAGTGTAGAAAGATTATATGGAACATCTAGACCATCTGAATTTAGATTATTTACTTACATATATGAACCGTCTAATTTAATGTTCAATAGAGAGTATTCATTCAGTTTTTCGAGATATTCCAGAAGTATAACGGTGAATGAAACAGTAGATGTATCTACTGAAGCTGTAGCCTTTGTTCATAAGAAACTAAATATTTCAACCTATACTGACATTTATAATCATCCTTGGTTGAAGAAATATGCAGTTGCTTTGGCTACAGAACAATGGGGTAAAAACCTCACTAAATATACAAATGTTCCACTTCCAGGTAATATGCAACTTAATGGAGATGGAATACTCTCTACTGGAAGAGATCTTGTTAGAGAGGCTATAGAAGAACTGGACAGTAGATGGGGTTTCTATCCACTTCCAGTTGTCTCATAGAGACGGAGGAATTAATTGAAGAAATTTAGCGAAATAGAGATAAGTTCAAAACCGTTTAAGATGAAGACTATTGATACTGAGTCTGCTGGAAAAGATGGAAGGGCCGCTCTGTTTAAGACCAACTGGGAGAAGAAAAGTTTCTCAAAGATGGAATCTGGGCAGCCGGCAAAAAACGCCGTAAGAGCGGCCCTTCGGACGGCAGGTGATGCAGTATCTACATTTTCTTCTGGAAAACTTGTGTCTATTGGTGTAACTAAGAATGATAAGATTTTTGTTTCTGGAGTTAAGCTTGGAGATTATTATGAACATGAAGACTTCGAACCAGCATGGAGATCGTTCGAAAAGTTCTATGATTCCAGAGATACATATGTTGGTGGAAAAGAAGAAATAGCTTTCTCCATCGATAGAGCTAAACTTACTAAGTCAGAAAAAGAAGTTGTTGATAAAATAGATTCAGATAGAGAAGCGGTTAAAAAGAAGATATCAGATTGGTTCGACAAGATAAAAGTAAAAGGTTCACCTGAACGTATTGAACTTGAGAAACATATTACAAGCAGGGGATCAAGATTTGATTACTATGATCATCCTGAAAAAGATGCTAAAGGTGAAGTTATATCATATGATAAAAGTAAAGCTTTCGATAAAAGATTAAAAGATGCTAAAGAGAAATATTCAAAGGGTAAGACTCCAGAACAATGGAATGAAATTGAAAGAAATATGAGAGAATTCGCTGAAAATGCAGTTCCCAGTAAACAAAGTAAAGCATGGACAGTTGGAACTATGTTTGGTCCTGGGGGTAGGAAGTGACTATTCCATCCAATGCAAATTCATACTTCTCTTTCAGCACAGATTTTCTATCAGATTATCAAAAAAATGCTTATGCTGAAACTGTTCAAATGTTTGGATTTAATGTAAAATATGTTCCGATAGAATTTGTTGAAGGAGATGTGTCATATGTGTTTGGAGAAGTTACTAAGATAAAATATACTCAAGCTTTTGATATACGAATGAGAATAGAAGGATATGATGATCTTCATAAGGCTTTAATGAACTATAGTAAATTTGGATTCTTTATTCAACCGGAGAATTTAGAAGTATCAGTAGGGAAACAAGACTTTTTAGATATAGTTTTTTCATCAGATAAACCAAAAGCTGGTGATTTAATTCTTGTAAAAATACACGATGAGGATGTACTTTTTGAAGTTGTATCGTCTGCTCTTAAGTATGATAGTTTTTATCTCTTTAGTGTTAGACTTTACAACTACAATGCTCTTACTGCTATAAGCACTGGAATAGAAGAGATAGATAAAATTCAGACAGAAAAAGATCAGATAATTGGTTTACCAAATGTTGGTACAGTTAATGATGCTGTACAAACAGCAGCTGATGAATCTACAGATTTTTCTAGACCAAATTCAATTTGGGGAAATTACTGATGAGTGAACAATTATCTTTATCTTCTAAATTACAAATATCATTATCATTGAATAGCTTTATTTGTGATTCAGAACTTTCATCTACTATAGAAACTATAGTTGAGTTGGAATCAGAAATAACGTCGTAAATGGAGATAAGATGGTAGACATATTTGTAGGTCAATCGGCTTTAAGATTTCAACTTACATGTGGATGTGAGATATTTGGTACAACTTCAGCTTCAATACAATTTACTAGGCCAAATGGTACGGCTGGTGAATGGAGTGCTAGTATTCTTAATGGAACTAAAGGTATTATATATCACGATGTCCAAAGTTCTTCTGAGATAGATGTATCAGGAGAATGGACATTATGGTCTAAAGTAACATTCGCTGATGGACGAATAGGATATGGCCAACCAGTAAAGCAAAAGGTTTATACAGTTGGTCTAAACAGATATTGAGGGAAATACTTTGGTCCATTATTATTATAGAGCTTTAGAAAAAGTAACAGCTGGAATATTAGCTATGATGAATGATGTGTATATTTCTCAGTACACATATAATAAAGCTAGTGATTCCTGGAGCAGAGGATATTATAGAGTTCCAATAGAGATAGGAACAAAAGATAAAATTTTCAGAGAATATGAACAGTCTTTAGCTAGTTCAACTAAAAGGTATTTCAATGTACCAAGAATGGCTTTAATGCTGAATAATATTTCTAGGTTTAGTGAAAAACAAACCAATCAATTAAATGTTATTAAAAAGCAAACTTTAGAGCAATCTTCTGATGGAAGAAAGCTTTTATCGTATCTTAGAAATCCAGCTTGGTGGAAAGCTAATTACACATTAAGTATAATTACAAAACATATGGATGATATGGCTCAAATACTTGAGCAAATATGTCCGGTTTTCCAACCTCAAAGATCTTTGACTATAAAACTTATCCCAGAAGTAGACGTTTCTTTAGCTTTAGAAACTACTATATCTGATGATATTTCTTTCGAAGTAGAAGACCAATTGGATCCACAATCAGTGAGGTTCATAAACTGTTCATTCAGCATAACGGCTCCTGTACCGATGTTTCCTCCAATCTCAGACAGCGCAATTATTAGTAAAATAATTACAAGATTCGCAGCTGTAAGTGATTTTGATATTAGAGATATAGCAGATGTAAAAGACTTAGAAGAATTCAAGATATATGGAGACAGAGGACCTGGAACTTCACTTAGATTAACAGCAACTGTGACTGGAGTAGAATCATGAGTTTAGGAGAATCTTGGTGCATAAATGGAGTAAAAGAAATATTAAAATTATCATTTGGTGGAACATCTGCTACTGAGAAGACTGAGTTCTTTTTCTTCAGCAATGATGTAACCCCTTCATCAGGTGTTGTTAGTGGAGATTTAACTGAAATTGGAACTTCAACTGGGCTTGGAAGAAAAGAGTTAGTGAAGTCTCAGTGGTCTGCAGCAAACACAGTTGTTGGTACTTCTACGGTAGTTTATGTTCAATATAATGGGACAATTGGTTTAGCATTCACTCTTTCATCTACTGCTACAATGTATGGATATGCTATCAGGGGTCAGACTTCTGGTGCAGTATATTATGTTAAAAATGTTGGATCCCATAGCTTCTCAGCAGGGGATGTTTACACTGTATCTCCAATTAAAATGCAAATGGAAATGATATGAACATAGATAAAATGAGTAATAGACTTGGAGTTCCATTTTCAACAAATAAAGAAACAACTGAAGCACCTATTGGCACCTCAGTTGTTTTAGTTGAGAATAAAGCTTTGAAAGTATATACTGAATCAACAGAGCTTATGGCTGAAATAACAAACTATAGAGATAATCGTAATAAATCTATAGAATGTCTTGAATCTGCTAGAGAAATAATAAAGAATTTGTTTGATGATAAAAATTATGTTAATTCTATAATTGTTGGATTTGAACCAAAAGCCTTAGACTCCTTTGCTAAAGTGGCTTCAACTTTATCTGTTATAACTGAGAAAATTGATTCCTTATCTCATCCTTCAAGAGTTGAAGTATACATTGACCCTCCTGAGAAAAAGAATGACCAAGCTCAGATTGTTCATAATGAACAGAACAATTACTTATTTTCTTCTTTACCTGTTAATCCAGCTGAACTTGTGGATATTATTAGAACTAAGATTAAAGAAGAAACTCAACTTTCTTCAGAGAACATAGTATAAACAGATTCGTTTCTTGAAAGAAAAAGTGTAATTCTTGGTATCCTTCCAGGGGTTAATATACTGACTGTATCTGTAGATTTATCTATAATTACAGTTTCGTCTTTAAACAACATATGCTTTTCTGCATGAGTTTCTGATTCTTTTCTCACGAACAATGTTGACGTTTCAGCTTTTACAGAGATTTCTGTAACTTTATTTGAGAACTGTTTCTTAAAAAGAGAGATGGTTACAATGATATCAACAAAAATAACAGTAATCAAAATCATAAAGCAAATAAAGTCCAACATGATAAAACCCTCCATTAAAGTTAGATTAAATTAGATAACATCAACCCAAGTAATATTTTCATTTGCTATTTTAAGTTCAGGATGATTCTTCATGAATTCATGAAGATCTTCCTTAACTGATGAGGTATTCATCCAGAAAGAGAATAATTCAATTGGAGAAATAAGCTTCTTGCATGAAAATCTTGTAATACCGCCGGTGTTCCATACAATGCATTTCCATTCAGTTGATTCTGTAACAAGAACTTTCTTATCTGCTGACCACTGAAAAGTGTTCACCAACATATCAGTAATAATCCTGAGTCTAAGTTCTTCATGATTTTGATGATTACTGTTGATGTCGATATGTTTCCCGTTGAAAGTTCTGAAAGTAATCATTCTTGATCTCCTTTGTTTAAGTTTTGTTTCAATTTCAATGTATTAAATATAAACAATAGAAGTCAGAATGTCAACTACTTTTTAAAAATTGGTGAAAAAATTGGCTAAAGAAGATGTAATTTATACACCAGTTGGATATTCATTCCTTGGTCAGGATGGAATAAAGCCACCTGGTACTAAGATAAAATACACTGAAGCGATGCTTCGTGAATATATGAAGTGTGCTGAAGATCCGGTATACTTTATAGAGAACTATTATTTTATAGTAGATCTCGACAAAGGACTTACTAATATTACTTTAATAGATTATCAAGTTGACCTTGTTCAGCATATGCATGATAATAGATTCTCAGTCGTATTAGCATCAAGACAGGTTGGAAAAACTATTATCACAGTTGGATATTTACTATGGTATCTATTGTTCAACTCATACAAAGAAATAGCCGTTCTGTCTAAGACTGGGCCCGATGCAAGTGATATCATGAGAAAGCTTAAAAGAGCTTTCGTTCAAGTTCCAGAGTGGCTGCAACAAAATGTAACAGAATGGAATATGGGAAGTGTATCATTAGAAAATGGAAATAAAATTTATGCTAGATGTACTACAGAAGATGCTGGTAGATCTGCATCTGCTAATATTTTGTTCTTGGATGAGTTTGCTTTTGTTCCTCAAAATATAGCGAATCAGTTTTATAAATCAGCTTATCCTATCATATCTAACTCTAAAGAATCTAAAGTTATAATCTGCTCTACTCCTAATGGATATAATCATTTTTACACCATTTATCAAAGAGCAGTTAGAGGAGATAACTTCTATAAGCCATTTGTTATTTACTGGTGGCAATTTCCAGGAAGAGATGAAGAATGGAAAAAACAGACTATTGCTAATTTAGCTACTGAAGAAGGAATGAGTAATTCTGATGGAGAAGCTAAGTTCGCTCAAGAATATGATCTTAACTTTGATAATACTTCAGTCAGAGCTTTACTAAGTTCAGAATCTCAGAGGAGAATCTCAGATAGATTAATTAGTGTAACCGAAATAGAGAATCATCCTCTTTCTAAAATTGGTGTAAGAATATATGAGGATTACCAAGAAGGGTATGTTTACTTTGCATGTGTTGATACTGGAGGTGGAGCAGGAGCAGATTATCACGCATTAAATATTATCAAAGTAGAACCTGGAAAGTTTAAACAAGTAGCAGTATTTTATGATAATGAAATTTCTACAGTTGAATATGCTGAAGTTGTAGATGCTGTATCTAAACATTATGGAAAAGCATATCAGCTTGTAGAAAATAATGGAGTAGGACTTAGCGTCGTAGATCATCTATGGTATACTCTTGAATCTCCATCTATGATTATATTAGATAAGAAAAATCTTGGAGTAAGAATGACTAAGATGCTAAGAAATAAGGGTATAGCAAAAATAAAAGATTATATTGAAACTGGAGTTTTAGAAATAAACGATGTTGATACATTAAGAGAACTTTCATTCTTTACTCAAAATGCTAAATCTAAAAAGTTTCAAGCTGAAGCAGGAAATAATGATGATTTAGTTATGAGTCTTGTTATGTTCGGGTATTTCTCAAATGATATGTCTTTTGATAGTTTTTTGGAAGACAAGTCTAAAGGTGGACTCGACGCTATCAGAAAAAATATGAGAGAAAAAATATCAGAAGACAATCCATTTGCTATAGACCATTCTGCAATACTTGATGAAAAAGAAGCAGCAAAATTAGTAGCTGCTATGAATCTAGCTAATCTTATATCACCAATATATAGATGATGCAAACAATGGGTTTTATAAATACTACTATATAACAATGGTCTGATTGCGTTGTCTTCTATAAAGAGAAAAGGAAAAAAAATGGCAAAAGACACTTATCCTTCTGTTAAATTTTCTGAGACTGATCTGACTAATGTAATCAGATCTCAGTTCAGTAATATCGGTGGTATGGTTGGACGATTCCAAATGGGTCCGGTTAATAGACCTGTTATCGTCTCAGATAAGACTGAACTTATAGAATCGTTTGGTCTTCCGGTAAGTACAGGAACTTCTATAGACAATCTTCAAGATTGGTACAATGCTGCAAATTATCTTGGATATTCTTCTGGATTATTTGTTTGCAGAGTAGAACCAGTTACGTCAAGAAATGCTGGAATGAACTTTACAGGTTCAGCTACAGCGTTTGCTTCTGTATCTGGTGGAACTTCTGTGTACGTGCCTGATGGTTATGATATGGATCTTTACTACGCTACAATGAGCGGCACTGGTTATTGTGGTCTAAACTTAGTATCTAAAAATCCTGGTACCTGGGGCAATGATATTTCAGTAAAGTTTGCTACTGAAGAAGACATGAGATTTGATCTTACTACTTCTTACTGGGATAAGTACTATTACGACTATACGGTAGCACTTACTCTTTCAAGTCCTCTTAGTGGACTAACTGCCCTTGGAACATCTGCTCAATACGTTACTAATTCAGCAAGTCAGACCGGTTTTGTAACGACTGTAGCGGGTGGTGGTACTTCCTTGGTTGTAGCTTATAATTCTGGTTCGTTTGGTTCGGGTGTAAGTATAAACGTCGGAGCTACATACGCTGCTGCTGGTGCTGTTACTACTTCAGCTGTCGGGACTCCAATTAATTATGGTTACAATACTTTCAGTAAGCTGTTCGACGTTCAATCTGGAACCAATGAAATAGCAGTCGCTGTGTATTATAAGAATGTTCTGAAGGAAACTCATATTGTTTCCATTCTTCCAACTGCTGTCAACGAATATCAGCAACTTAAGTATGTTGACGATTGGATGACTGCTAATTCTGGTTATATTTCAGCATATTATAATACCACGAAGAGCTTTAATCTTGCTCCTCAAGCTGCTACTGCTGTAAGTCTTCTCGGCGGAACTCTTGCGGATCAAAGTTATGTTACTGCTGCTCTTGGTGTTAATGGAGCAGACGTATTCGCAGATAAAGATAATTATCCAGTATCGGTTCTATTCGACGGTGGATTTGCTTGGAGTTCTACTGTTCAGAATGAACTTATATCTGTTGCTGAAGCAAGAAAAGATTGCTTTGTGGTAACCTCAGTTGGTTCCACAATGCCAACAGCTTCAGAAACAGCGGCAATGAATACTGCAACAACTGGTCTTGTAGCTAGAAGGGCCGCTCTTACTTCATCTACATATGCTGGGTTCTGGGGAAATTTCAAGTGGCAGAAAAATGTATATACCGGTAAGCTCTTCAAATGCTCACTTTCTGGTGATATTGCTGGTATTATATCCAGAAATGATATTCTATCTGCTCCGTGGTATGCTCCTGCTGGTTATAGCCGAGGTGGAATCCAGTTGGTTGAGAAACTTGGAGTTAATTTCTCCAAGACCAATCAAGGTCTTCAGCATGTTAAGCAGATAAACAATGTTATCTATGATCAAAGAGAAGGTGGTTATTACCTCTTATCACAGAAGACGGCAATTGGTAGACCGAGTGCATTCAGTGATATAAATGTTAGAAAGTTATTCATCTATGTAGAGAACGCTGTGCTTAACTCTGCTAAAGCGTTCATGTGGGAATTCAACGATGTTATAACCAGATCGAACTTCTCAGCCATAGTTACCAACTTCTTAAGTACTATAAAATCAGGAAGAGGCATCTATGACTTCAGAGTAGTTTGTGATGATACTAATAACACCGCTGATATCATAGATACAAATCAGATGATTTGTGACGTGTATATCAAGCCCGCTAGGTCAATCGCTTGGATCACAGCTAGGTTCACCGCTGTGCGCACGGACGCATCGTTTGATGAGCTGGCTGGATAAAATCTAAACCATGAAGCATGGTATATTAAATATACCATGCTTCATGTAAATTGGAGATATAAATGGACTTCGGAAAAAAGAAAAATAAAAAGTTAATTCTTAATATTATAAATAATTCTATTACTTCATCTTCAGTAAACAAAATAAATATTGTTAATATTTTAGAAAAGTTGCTAAAGATTTAAAAAGTGGAATAGTAACTATGGATAGTGATGGAAATATTATAGATGATTTTGGAAATCATCTCGGTAAAGCAACTATCATTTTATAGTACAAGGGAATAAAAAGATGAAATTTAAAGATATAAATGAAAAACATAATAGCTTAATAACTAAATCAAATGGCAAGCCTATTAATTTAATAGAATATGCAAAACGTGGTGATTGGTGGTATATGCGCCGTCATGATAGAAAACCACTTGGATTCAGAAAGACTATTTACACATCACATACTAGCCCAGGTGCCTTACTTGATGTTGTTCAATCTTCTTTACCAAATCATATACATACTATAAATTATCAAGAGTCAGATTAATTTAAAGCACTAAAAATAAATGATAAAAGATGAAATTCAGAGATATGTTATTAACTGAGTCTGATGATAAAAGTGTAACTATAAAATTTCAACAAGGTATGAAAAGTACATGGAAAGCTAAGACATTTAAAAATCAAGCCGCTCTTGAAAAATGGATGGATAAACATTCGGATGATATTAGCAATATTAGTTACTCTTATTCAAATTAACATAAAGGAAATGAAACAATGAAATTCTCTAAATTAAACGAAGTAAAGCTAGAAGATACAAAAATTGATGGAAAAAACAAAAGTTTAAGAAAATCTCAGGAAAATGATCATGATGAATGGCAACATGGTATATTTCAAGCAATGAGTAGAATAGTACAGCCTACAAATAGATTGAGAATAATTAATCAATTCGATACAATTGAAAAACTAGAAAATCTTATTCCTTCTGAATATTCTAGTATAAGATCTAAAATTGCTTCATTAGCTTCAAAGCAACGTCAGATAAACAATATAAAAAGACAAGCTAGAATAGAAGCTCAATTAATAATTGATGAACTTAAAAGTAAAAGTAAAAAAGAAGTTAAAATATAAAACTTTGTAAAATAGAAAATGGAGGAACTTAAGTTCCTCCATTTTCTTCAGTGGTGATAATAAGATTTATATAGATCAATGATATAAATCTTTACCGCATTACTCCTTTGCACAAAGAGCAGTGTTACTTTAATCCCGCCCCATTTCTCAGCCGAAGCTCCGTGAGTAGCCGGGGAAAGTTATTACACAACACTGAAGTAAATCGACTATAATTTTTGTTTTTCTCTATAATTTTTAAAAATTACAAACTGGGACCGTCTCTTCGCCTAATCATTTTATTCTCCTAATGTTTTATCCAATTTAATTTTTGTTTTTTAACGACAGTAAATCAATTCTTCATCTCGAAAATACCGATAATATTTCCCAGATCATCTTCAATTTTACCATAAAAGTCATCATATTTTTCAATGCGAAGAGCAACAGCTCTAATAGCATTAGCAATGGCAACTCTATCAACGCCTTTATGAATGGTTCCATTCATCCTCATGGTGTTTATCTTTGTAGTAAATGCAAGTGTAAAACTGTTCGCAGGTTTAAGAATATCGACGAGATCTGAGTATGCATTATAAACTTCATGAAGTCCGCTTGCATGGCCAGCATCCCAAGCTTTCTTATAAAGCTCTTCAGCCATCGGATGATTCTCAAGTCCGAACTCTTCCTCAAGATCAGACCGAAAAAGCTTATCTTTCTCAGCAAACGCAGTATATTTTGCATCGAAAAAATTCAACATAATATCGCGATATTTCTTAGGATTTGTCTTTTTCAGTTTACCATCTGGCAGAATGGGCAAGATTTTCGGGTCAGGGTCGTAGTATCCATCTTTGATCTTGTCATATACAGATTTTGTAGCTTCCATTGCATTCTCCTCGTTTAAGTTGTTTGTCTGTTTCAATTTCAATAGTAATAATATAAATCATTGGTAGTTAAATGTCAACTACTTTTTTCAATTACCACCATAAATCTAGATAATATTTTTTGAATAATTCCAAGCCATTTTCCTTCTTTTCCCAACATGTATGAAAGTAACTATCGTACTTATTATACTCTTCCACATCAAGCCCAATTTCTTCAGCGACATTACCCTTCTTGTCCGAGAACTCGTATATCTCAAGTCCGAACGCGAACAACATTTTATTGATAATGTCATCCCATTCATTAAAGTTCATACCAACAGGTGTAGAATTTTTTATGGCTTTGAACCGTTTCAATCGCGGATATATAAACTCTGCAATGGTGGTATTCAGACTCCATGTGTCGGAGTCATCCCAACCACGAACCAGTCGCTGAAAGAAGAATCTTATTTGGCGAGGTATCTGCATCATCATCTCCTTTATTAATTCATGTTCACCTACGAACGCTTAAAGTTTCACTGTTTTTGACTGATAGGTGCTGTCATAAGCGTGCGGACCTACATTTAAAAGCGCACGAAGACGAGTGATCTCATTCATAACCTTTGATACTGAAATGGCAAGAGACATTCGTAGTTCATCTGAATCACGCTCCAGTGTTCTAACAGCTAAACCACCTTCAGCGATTCTATCAAGATTGGCTGATATTTCAGCTTTGAAGCTAGCAACCTCAGCCTTGAGAGAGTTAATTTCTCCACCCAAATCAAGTACTTTAAACTCGAAGTTTTGAATAACTGAATGCATACCATCAACTTGCTTACTCCAATCATTATTGATTCTAGTAATCTCACTACCCCGTGCATCAAGTTCTTTGCGAGTCGTGTCGAACAAGTCATTATAAACTTTTTTCAGTTTTTCAATTTCCTCATCCAGCTCATTGATGACTTTCTGGTAATTTGCTGACATTTCATTTGCTAAAGTTTCACTATTGGAACGCCATCGTTCTTCATTATTCGCCCGCTCAGTTTCAGTGATGAGTTGATGTTCAAGCTGTTTAATTCTTTTATCCTGCTCATCAAAAGCTGATGAAATTATAGTCGTTGTCTCATCAATTACATCAGATTGCGACTTTCGAAATGGTGAAAACATTGTCATTCTCCTTTATTACAGCCGTTGATTTCTCGCGTTCCGCACAGCCATTCCGGTTTGTGCTTTGGGTCACGCGTCTGATAGCCAGATCCAGGTGTGAAGACACCTGGATCTGGACGAGGCCAGTAACATGATCTAGATGGACAATCTGTATCTGACACATCCACAAGAACTTTGAATTTTTTATCACGAATTTTCATTTTTAATCATTTTTCTTGGTCTTTGAATTTTTTCATGACTGCTCATAAGATTACGAATTCTGATGATATCTTCATAACTCATTTCTTTCTTTTTACTTCTTTTAACATTTGAATCATTTTCAGCTCTTTGTTCTGTACCTATTTCATTTCGACGTATAAAAGCAATATGAAGATTTTTCTTTATTGAAGCAAGTTCTTTTCTGTATTCTTCGATGTAAAACTCAGATAGACTATCAATCTCTACTTTCTGAGCTCTTGTAAGTTCAACACCAACCATACATCTTTTTTTACCTCTATAATAACTGATACTTTCAGCATCAAGAACCATATGACATACACTGAAATATATCTTGATTTCAGGTATACATTTGAACTTGAACCAATATACTGTCTTTGCTTCTTCCTCGAGAAGCTCTTCTGGAGATATATCATATTTATCTAAAAGTTTGGCCAAAGCAAACTCAGCAGCTTCTCTCTCACCAGGACTACCGTTCTCAACTAAAGCTTGAACCTTTTTCAATCTTGATACTACAGTCTCGCGAACCATTGTATTCTCCTCTAGTTGTTTGTTGCAATTTCAATAGTAATAATATAAACAATGGAATTCCCAATGTCAACTACTTTTTTTGGTAGAATCTTCCGATTTTATAAATACATATAGGATTCTGAAACCGACTAATTCTTAAAAGGAGAAAAAAGCTAAATGGTAAAGAGATTTAGGATAAAAGATGAAGCATTAAAAAGATATTGGCAGAAGAAACGAGAAGATAACATAAATAATATAAAGGAGAAAGATTAATGCATAACAACTATCCCGGCGCAAGTTTTACAGAAACAGATCTTTCAGTGGTTGTAGATCAGACGGTTGGTTCTTTAGCTGGATTTGTGATAAGAGCACAGAAGGGTCCTATAAATGAGCCTGTTCTTGTCACTAATGAAAAAGATTTAAAAGACACATTTGGAGAACCTTTTAATGGAACTCTCGGAGCAGTCTGTACATTCAATAATGTAGCAGACTGGTTTTCTGTAGCTAACTTCCTTGGTTACTCAGCTGGAGCTTACGTTGTTAGAGCTGAAGTAGATCTTGGTGATCAAGCTTACAACGCTGCTCTTGAAACAGATGGTACCACTGTTGATGCTTCTACAAATAACAGTATTAGTGTTCATAATGGATCTGACTTTGATGCTGATGACTTCTCAGCAGGTCATACATTCAGTACTGATAAACTTGGTTTCTTTGCCAAAACTCCTGGATTCTGGGGCAATGATATATCTGTAGCGATGTATATTACTGATGCTACTGATACTGCTGCTAATGCTGGTGGAGCATCATCTGGTTGGTATACTTGGCAGCAGAACAACACAGACTTCAAAGAATTCGATAAGTATCCTCTGTGGAATGGAACCGCTGGTAAGGGTGAAGTTGCCATTGTTGTATATGTTAATGACGTGGTAACTGAGAAATTTATCGTCTCCCTTGACCCGGAAGGAAAGAACGAATATAATCAAAACTATTATATTGGTGATTACCTTGAAGCATATTCTGATTATGTATCAGCCTACCTAAACAATCCAAATGGTTGGGTAGCTGCTATGACCACTGGGTTTATAAAAACAGATTTAGCAAATGGTTCTCTCGAAACTGGAGCTAACTGGGATGACAGCGATGTTACAGCTGCTCTTGATTACTTCAGTAATCCTGACACTGTTGCTATATCTTATCTTGTGGACGGTGGATTCAACTCAGCTACTGTAGCCAATTACATAGCTTCTATAGTTGGTGCAAGAAAAGATTGTTTCGGTATTCTTGGTGCAAGAGTCGCAGACGTGCAAGGTCAGACCGCCGCAACTGCAACGACTAATCTTGTATCATATAGAAAGAGTCTTAGTATTACAGGTACAAATTCTACATATTGTGGATTCTTCGGTAATATTAAGAAAATGTACAATAAATACCAAGACAAATATTTCTGGATGTCAGTATCTGGAGATGTAGCTGGACTAATGGCTAGAACTGACTCTACATTATTCCCATGGTATGCTACAGCTGGTGGTACAAGAGGCGTTCTCCAGAATGTAACTTCTCTTGGATTTAATCCATCTGATACTAATGTTGGAATTCTTTATTCTAGCAATATTAATACTATAAAATTCGATTCTTCATCTGGTAATATTGTAAATGGTAATAAAACTTTATATCCTACTACTTCAGCATTCAGAGATATAAATGTTAGAAAGCTATTTACTTACTGTGAAAACAACATCACTCGAGCTATGAAGTTCTTTCTATTCGAGTTCAATGATGTTCTTACCAGATCCAATGTCTCTGCTATAGTTAATAATTTTATGGCTACTGTAAAGGCTAATCGTGGATGTGTAGATTTTAAGGTAATCTGCGATGAAACTAATAACACAGCTGATATCATCGATAATAATGAGATGATTATAGATGTGATGATTAAGCCTAGCAGAGCTATTGAGAACATTAGTATCCGGTTCGTGGCAACGAGAACGGATGCCACGTTTGACGAACTTGTAGCGAGATAAGCAAGGTAATGGAAAAAAGAATAACATCTCCAAATGACCCGATATTTTATGTTTATGCTTACATGGATCCAAGGGTACCGGGTCAATTTGAATACAATAGTTTTACTCTTTCTTATCAGCCAAGATACATTGGCAAAGGAATGGGAAGAAGAATTTATGCTCATATGCTTTGTCTAAAATCATGTGAGATTTCTCATAAAGCTAATTGGCTGAGAGAACTTAATAGTCTTGGTCTTTCTCCAGTAGTAGTCAAACTTGTAGAGAACATTACAGACAGAGAAGCACAAGATTTAGAAAAAATGTTAATTGCTAAAATAGGTAGATCTGATTTAAATTCTGGTCCACTTTGTAATCATACAGATGGTGGAGATGGTATGTCTGGGCACTCCCACTCGATGGAGTCTAGAAAAAAGTGGGTAGATACTAGAAGGGCTAAGTATGGAAAATCTTATCATACACCAGAAAAAGCAGCAGAACAAAAAGAAAGAATGAAGGGTTCTGGTAATCCAATGTATGGTAAGACTCATTCACCTGAGCATATAGAAGCTCTTAAAGCTCAAGTAGGTCCGCTGAATCCAAATTACGGCCACAAGTGGACAGATGAGCAAAAGAAAGCTATGAGTGAAAAGTTATCTGGAGAAAATAATCCAAACTATGGAAAACCAAAGACAGAAGAGCAGAAGAAAAAACAAAGTGAGTCTGTAACTGGTTCTGGTAATCCAATGTTTGGTAAAAAGCATTCTCCAGAAACAATAAAAAAATTAAAAAAGATTCAGAGTGGCTCTAGTAATGGAATGTTTGGTAGAAAACATTCTCCAGAAACAAAGGAAAAAATGAGAGCAAAAGCTATGGCAAGAAAGAAGAAGAATCTAGTATGTAACGAAGCAATTATTTAACATATATAAATAAATTAAAAAGAAACCAGAAGGAGATATAATGGGAACCATAAACGATTTCAGAGCACAAATAAGCAACATGGCAGCACCAAACCGTTTTGAAGTTGAGATGAACTTTCCAGCTGCTGTAAGTGCTGGAAATCTACCAGAAATTTGTAAGTTTATGTGCAAAGCTACTTCAATTCCAGCTGAAAGAGTTGGCCAAATTGAAGTTCCGTATCAGGGTATGACTTTGAAATTTGCTGGTGATAGAGAGTATGATGATTGGAGAGTTACTATATACAATACAGAAGCGTGGAACATCAGAGCAGCGATGGAAAACTGGCTACGGTTTATTCACGATCCTGTAACGTCTCTCAAGCTCAGTCATACTGCTTATCAAGTAAATCTTAAAGTTAGACAGCTTGGTATAAACACTCTCGATCCTGGTAGTCCGATAGCTGTGTATGAATTCAATAATGCATGGCTAAAAGATCTCGGTGAAATTGCTCTTGACTTTGAATCGTCTAATCAAGTTGAGACATTTGATGCTACTTTCTCATATCTTTATGTTACTCGCGTAAATAACTAATGATAAATTAGTTATCAAAAAGGTGGTTGCTTAAGAACAGCGACCGCCTTTCTTATATAAATAATATTGTTCTTTACCTAGAATATGGAATTCACAGAGGCTTCGATGACTGGGCCAGCATAGCAAACCAGTCATCAATTAAAATAATGGAGATACGAAAAGATGAAAAACTTTTTCTATGTAACAGCTGGACAAGATATTCATATACCAAATACTGTAAGTTCAGGATTAAATACATGGGGTGTGACTGAGCTTAAGGGTGAATTTATATATTATGTTGATGATAGTAAAGTTAGAAATCTACCAAATGGATCTGGTTCTTTAGCTATAATTAATGTATTTGGAAATGATACATTTAATACTTTATGTAATCCAATAACTATTACTGGAATATTATCTGATGTAGCTTCTGGAACTACAGATGATACATGGTATTTGGTATCTGCTTCTGGATCTAATATAGATGATGAATACAAAAATACTCTTCTTTGGTATGGTACTACAGCTAGTATAGCTGGTGGAACAGCTGCTCCGCTTATTGGACAAAAATTTCTTAGACCATTTACTGGTTTAACTATAGCAATGGGTGGAACTACTAATTACGAATGGAACTGTGTTGAGAGAACTGATAACCGATGGAAGAGGATATTCTAATGGGAATATTTGAAGCTATTATCGGACTTACTGCAATTTCTTTCTGTGTTGAAAGAGCTGTTGAATATATTTTCTCACTTACACCTCTAAAGAAAATAGACAAAGCTATGAAGTCTAAAATGTTTGCAAGCATTTTAGTAGCTGCAGCTGTGTCTTATTTTTCTAAAGTAGATGTAGTGAATATATTCCTTAACAGAACAAATGATCCTACTATATCTGGTGTTATTATGACAGCAGTTATATTAGCTGGTGGATCCAATATTCTTTCTGACCTTATTAAAAGAATTCAAGTAATAAAAGAAGTTACTGAGATAAAAAACTAAAATAATAAAGTTGGAGAGTTATTATATGATGGAACACATTTCTGAATTAGATATTCTTCATTGTGATGTAGGACATGAAGATATGATTAAAGATCTTAAAAGAAAACATGAATTTATCATCTCTCTTCTAAACGCTATTACAGATGAGATGTGCGTTATTAATAGAGATATGAAAATAGTATGGTCTAAAGATAAAAATTTCATAGGAAAAATGGCTGAAGATATATGTGATAGTCAAAAAAGATTGAAGCATATATCGAGTGTATTTGATACTAGAGTTGCTCAAAAATTTGAAACAGAAAAAGATGGTAGATATTATTCTCATATTGTATCTTTATGTAATGCAAATGGAGAAGTTTCAACTGTTCTTGAAATGAGAAGAGATATCACAGAATCGAAGAAAATTGAAGAAATGAAACAATTAGAAGAATTAGTAAATAGAGTAATAATTAGTCAAGAAAAATTAGCTGAGCAATTAAATAATAAAAAAGAAGATAAACCAATTGTAATAAGATAATTATGAAACATCAAATAATGGAAGGGAGGAAGGGTGGAAGAAATATACATAGACCCAGCTAATGTAACAGGTGATACAAAGATAATACTTAGTATAGTAAAACCAACATTAAAAAATATAGAAACAGTTAACTCTGTCTTAAAAGATGCTCTTGAAGAAATAAAAGTAAAAAATAAAGATATAATAATAATAAAAAGAATATTAATTGGAGATGAAGATAGCGTAATAGCAGATGGTAAACCAGGTGGACTTAAAAAAGACTTAATGGTTATTAGAGATCTTTTAAATTCTCCTGAAATGGATATGAGTATTATAATAAGAAAATTAGAATCAGATGAAGAAGTTCACAAAGAAATTCTTAGAATTCTTAAAGAAAGAATTCCATGGACAGCAAAAATGACTGGGCTTAAAGATATAGTAATGTCTGTTGGTATTTTTATTACTGCTGTGATTTCAATAATTAGTTTAGTAAAATGAGGAAATAAATGTCATATTGGATATTGAAACAAATAGGTACTATAAAAGGTTTTGTTATATTAGTAATTTTTATTCTTTTATGTATTATTGGATTTCAAAGTTTTATGTATAGTAGAGCAAAGTCACAACTTTCAGAAGCTAGATATGAAACAGCTTCTCTTAAAGCTGAAGCTGATTCTTTGAGAAATCTTGGAGATGGAGTCTTTGCTAAATTAGTTGCTACTGCTGAAGAAAGGGATTTGGCTTTTGAAGAAAAAAGAGTTCTTGGAATGAAGTTAAGCGGTAAAGTAATAGAAGCTACAGAACTAAGATTAAAACTTGGTAAAATATCCAGTTCTTCATCCAGTTCTAAACCAGATACTGTTTATATTTCAGAAAAACAATCTAGTTCAAATACATACATCTATTCATATTCAAATAAATCAATGGGAATAACAGTAAACGGAATTTCCAAAGTTATTTCTTCTGTTCAACCCGATAGTGTAAAAAATAATGTATCTGTAAAAGCAGATCAAGCTGTGATAAGATTATTTACTTCTAGACTTAGTGAAACTGAATATGAAATAAGAGCTAAATCAGAATCAGAGTGGTTAGAAATAGGTGATGTTAAAACTGTAGTTGTAAGAGATAAAATAAAGAAAAATTCTATAAACTTTGGTGCTGGTTTTGGTGCTGCTGAAACTCCAGAAATATTAACTGGAGCTAGTTATGGAAGACATTCACTGTTTGCAAAATATAATACTTCTACTGGGAAATTTGGAGCACAATATATTTTTATGGTTAAGATCTAAATAACTATCCTAGATCATCACCACAATTCTTACATGTCATATCTGGTTCGAATCCGTTTGGATTGAACCATGTAAGACCGGCTTTATGATTACCAACTCTGCACCAAAATGCTGTCCAAAGACTAGTATCTTCAGCTGGTTTAGCAAGAAGATATTTCCACCAATCTAAAGAAAGCCAATTAATATTAAACATTTTTCTTCCTTTTAATTCTTTTTCCTTTTTTTGTTTTTTCCAATGTGTATTCTATATAATGTTCATCATCGGAATTTGGATGATTTCCAGTTAATGTTCCAACAAATGGTCCAGTAACTGCAAATTTCTGTCCTTTATTAATAATATGTTCGCCTAACATTCCACAACAAATTTCTTTCTTAATAAATTCAAACACAGTAGCTCCAGCTGGAGCTTTAGAAATATGACTGTTACACCAAACTTTAAACTCATTTCTATCATACTTATAATCTGCTATATGAAATGGTAAAGTCTGATTACACATTTCACATTTATGTTCATAACAATCACACATTATATTCTCCTCCTAATTTATTTTCATCCAATTAATCAATGTTATATAAATCCAATGATCATCTTTTGAATAACTAAGAATTTCATATTCACTAAATTGTTTAAATTCAATATCAGTTAAAATAACATCTTTTCTGTTTTTTCTTGCTATAGAAACAACTGGAGTTTTATTATCTGGATAAGTTTTATTACCAATTCCATATACATAACAATCATCTGGCCAAAATAGAAGACCTATGACTGCTATTTTATCTGTACTATCTAATATAAATGATTTTTCTAATTTAGCATCACCTTGTTTAATAACATTGAATTCCATTATCTTTTCCTTTTAAAATTAGTTATTCATCTTCTGCTTCTTATTCCCATTCTTCATCTTCTGTGTAATCCATAATATTAATATCTTCATCTATTTTA